CGGCTCGGCCGCCGCGTTCAACACCATGGCGGCGCTGTTCTCGAGCCCGACGAGCAAAACGTACTTCTTCGCGACGACGTCGAGCGGCACGATTTCCGCCTACGCGCCGACGACGAAGGCGATTATCGCGACCGTGCCTAGCCCGACGGCGGCCGGCACCGAGTTCCAGGCCGCGGCGCTGTTCTACCAATGGCTCTCGAACAACCCGAGCGCATCGAGCCCCGCGCCGCCGATGGCGTTTCGGTTCCTGTTCGGCGTGACGCCGTGGTCGCTCATCGGCAACCAGACAACCATCAACTCCATCCTGACCGCCGGCGGCAACGTCATCCTGACGGGCGCCGAGGGCGGCATCTCCACCGCGACGCTCTTCAAGGGCACCACGATGGACTTGAATCAGGCGATGTTCTGGTGGGCCGTCGATTGGGTCCTCATCAACGCAAAGCAGCGCCTCACCGCGGCGATCATCGATGGCTCGAACTCGAACCCGCCGCTCTACTACAACCAGAGCGGCATCAATCAGCTGCTGGCGATCCTGAATAACCTCGGGACCGACGGCGTTTCGTTCGGCCTGCTCCTCACGGAATCGTTTGCGGCGACGTCGTTCAAGGACTTCACCGCGGCGAATCCGTCGGACTACGCGGCCGGAATCTACACCGGGTTCTCCGCGACCGTACAGCCGCAGGGCGGTTTCCTCTCGATCACCTTCAATCTTGATGCGACACAGTTCTAATAGTGAAAACCTGCAGCGGTTGCCAGCGTTCACTAGATATCTCTTCGTTTGCCCAAAACAAGATGGGTGAGCGCGGCAGAAACTCGGTATGCCGTGATTGCACCAATGCAAAGCATGGCGAAAGGCGCGCGGGATTCAAGTCCGTTCATTCGGCTCACGATGGCTCGGAAATAAAGTCGGGATATTGCGCAGGATGCAAGGAGGTTCAGCCGCGCGAGGCTTTCAACCGATGCACGACCCGCAAGAGTGGCCTGCAGACCTACTGTAGGATTTGCATGCGCGCAAAAAAATACGGAATCACCAAGTCCGAGTACATGAAAATACTCGCGTCCCAGGATGGCCGATGCGCGGTTTGTCGGGTCGAACTGGTGACAACTGGAAACCGTCGCGATGTTGCCGCGGTAGATCACGATCACGAAACGGGTAAGGTGCGGGGAATCCTCTGCCTTCTTTGCAACGCCGCACTGGGTCTGGTGCGGGATGACCCAGAAACCATTAAAGGGCTATTGCGCTATCTAGGCTACGAAGTTTTCGAGAAAGGGGCCGTTGCATAATGCCGAATCCGCTCCAGCAGCAGGGGAACCTCAACCGGGTACTGACGCACGTCATCGTGCCGGACTTCCCGGAACTCACCGTGACGGCGTCGTTCATGGCGAAATCCATGGCGAACCTCACGTTCGACGGTTCCTTCACCGACCAGATCCCCACCGCGACCGGCGTGGTCAACTCGCCCGAGCCGTTCGTCCAGGGCCAGCTGGTCATCTCGCTCCTGCGATCGCAGGCGGTCTCGGCGCTCTGGCTCGCGCAGGTGCAAGCCTCGAGCGTCATCGGTTCGGTCGAGGTCTACTCCGACTCGACGGAGTTCCCGATGATTCGGCTCGTGAACTGCTCCATCATCAGCGTCGACCCCGGCGCGTTCGACGGCCAGGACCCGGCGACGAAGGTCACGGTCAAGGGCTCGTACTACACCAACGCCGTTCTCTGGGGCTAGGTAGCGCGTGAAAATCGATGCCAACCTGAACCTCGCGCTTCCGGTGCGCGTCAGCGAGGACGGCGACGTCCTCGTGTGGGCGTACCACACGCCCATCAGCACCGAGGCGTTCGCGACGAACTATCGCATCATTTCCGAGACCAGCTCGCGCATCTGGGGCAAGGGCCTCAAGTACGCCGCGACGTCGGGCCCGCGCATCGCGAGCCTCACGCTGCTGGACATCTCGGAGCAGGACGCCGCAGAAAACGAACTCGAGACGCCCCTGGGGCCGGCGCTGCTGGCCGAAATCAAGCGGCTGACGTTCATCCTGGCGCCGGGCGCGAACGGGTTCGATATGCTCCCCGTCGACGCGGCGGTCCAGCGCGGCGTCATCGATAGCGAGGACTGGAGCGAGGCCGAGTCGTCGCTGGTTTTTTTTACGCTGGGCTATGCGATGTCTCGGAGGGCGGGACGGAAGACGTTCTGCGAACTCATCTCCTCGGTTATGGCGGGATCGGTAACGTCCTTGACGCCTACGGAGTTCGCCGCCTCCTTGAAGACGTCGACGCCCGTCGCGGCTACCGAACAGCCGCCGGCGGTGGAGCAGAAGGCGCTCGAGTCCGTACCTCAGTAGTCGCGGCCATCCTTGAGTGGGTCGTCGGCGAAGGATTCGGCGAGACCCTCAAACGCATGGGTATCGACCGATTCGCGACCGCGCAGGCCTACCGCGATCGCCACGTCGTCGAGACCTTGAACCGGCTGCTCGGGGGTTAGGCGCCCCGCGGGGGTGAATCGTCCGGTATGGCCGTCAAATCCATCGTCACGATCGACGTAAACGACGACGCTTTCAAGCGTTTTTACGACCTATTCGAGACGTACTCGGCCAAGCTCGACGAGATGCCCGAGTCGTGGAAGAAGCTCGAGGAATCGATGGGAGGCGCCGGCAAGTCGCTCGAGACCGGCGCGGTGAGCGGCAAGGAGGCCCTGGCGCTGGCCGCGGCCCAGGCCGGCGTGATGGTCGAGGCCCTCGAGAACGCCGTGAAGACCCAGAACGAGTTCGGCAAGGCGACCGGCTCGAGCGGCAAGGCGATGGATGCCCTCCACAAGAGCGCCAAGGGCCTCTGGGGCACCATCAAGAGCATCTCGGGTGGAATCATCGGCATCGCGGGCGCGCTGGGTCTTGGCGCCCTGTTCTCGGGCCTGGGAATCGGTTCTCTGACCGACGCGGCCTTCTCGCGCTTCCGGTCGGCCGGCCAGCTCGGCCTGGGCCCCGGGGCGCTCTCGAGCTTCGAGGTCAACGCGCAGCAGTTCCTGACGACCTCGGCGCTGGCCGCGGCCGCGAACGCCAAAATCGACATCTCGAAAGCCGGCTACCTGGCCGTGCTCGGGATCCGGTACGAGGCGGCCCAGCAGATGACGACGGCCGACCTGGCCTTCGAGGAGCTGAAAGCCGCGCGCGCTGCGTACCTGAAGAACCCGGCCACGGCGATGCAGAACCCGGCGATCGCGGCGTACCTGGCCCTGGGCGGCACGATCGGCGACGTGCGCAACGCCGCGCTGAACCCGCTCTCGAGCATCAACAGCGCGCAGGCCGCGACCCGCGGCGACGTCGGCGCGCTCGGGTTCAGCCGCGCGACCGCGCAGGCGTGGACGCAGCTCAAAATCACGCTCGACAAGGCCGGCCTGACCATCCAGACCGCGCTCATCGATCGCCTCGCGCCGCTCGCGCCCGAAATCGGCCAGCTCTCGAAAGACGTGGCCGGCTTCATCACGACGTTCGTGAATAGCAAGGAGTTCGGCGTCGTCATCGATGACGTGAAGAAGGGATTCAAGGGGCTCGTCCACTTCCTCGAGACGACCGATTGGAAGGCCGTCGGCGACAATATCAAGGTCGTCAGCCAAGAAATCATGGCCGTCGCCGACAAGCTGAAGTGGCTCATCCCCGACACCTCCGGGAACACGGGCAACTGGCACGGCATCACCTACCCGAAGGACTGGAAGACGAGTACGCCCGGCGGGCGGTTCTGGGAATGGCTGACGGCGCCGTTCCACAGTAAAGCCTCGGGCTCGGCCTCGTGGGTCTCGAAAGCGGTCGCCGGTGCCGGCGTGGACGTTCTTCAGGCCATCACCGGGAGCGCCGTGAAGCTCGGCGTCGACCCGCTGCTCGCGCTCGCGACGGCCATCCACGAATCGGGCCTCAATCCCAAGAGCCACGTGATGGATCACTACGCCGACGGCACGCCGGCCGGGTATAGCTCGGGCCTGTTCCAGCTGAACGAGCACGGCGAAGGCGCCGGCATGACGCTGAAGCAGCTCCTCGACCCGACGACGAACGCGCGCCGCGCGCTCCGGAACTTCGTCATCGAGGCCAAGCATCACCCGAACCTCTCGCCCGGCGAGATCGCGGCACGCGCGCAGAACCCAGCGAATAAGGCTGCCTACGCGAAGGCCGTGAACGCCATCTATCAGGACCTCCTGCGGACGATGCCCCGCCCGGGCGCCGCGGCCCACCATAGCACCACGCCAGCCGCGCAGCGCGTGCGCTCGAAGCCGCGCGCGCCCGTCCACGTTTCCATCACAAACTCGACCTCGGCGCGCGTCGCGGTCTCCATCAACGCGGCGGCCATCTCGTGAGCGTCACGACGGTTCCGAGCCTCTCGGACGGCGCGGCGCGCGCGCAGTACGACCTCGCCTTCCAGACGGCTCCCATCATCCTGCAGGGCGGGATCGCGGCGAACGTCCAGGGTGGCCTGCTGCCCATCAACGCGCTGACCGGCAACACGGCCGGCGACCAGGCCTTCGCGAAGTACCTGCCCCTGCCCGGCTCGACGCTCATCAGTAATGCGGTGGGGATGTATCCGTTCGCCAACCAGCAGGTCGCGGCGAACGCGCTCATCCAGCAGCCGCTGACGCTCTCCCTGAGCATGATCGCGCCGGTCAACCAGCCCGGGGGCTACCTCACGAAACTCCAGGCCTTCACCGCGCTCCAGAACTCGCTCCAGCAGCACAACGCCTCCGGTGGGACGTACATCGTCGCGACGCCGGCGTTCGTCTACAAGGACCTCGTGATGACGGCGATGACGGACATCACCGCGGAGGGCGGCACCTTGCAGAAGCAGGTCGAGTGGCAGCTGGACTTCGTGAAGCCCATCCTGACGTTGCAGGGCGCGGCCGCTGCTGAAGCGTCGCTCATCGCCAAAATCACCGCAGGCGGTCAGTTCACCAAGCCGCCAGCGTGGTCGGGCAACCAGAGCGCGAGCCCGGCGTCGCTGACCGGCGTGACGGCTGCACTGGCTACCTTCGGAGCGACCCCGTGATCGTTATTCCGTTCCAGCCCAATCCGACGACGTCGCCGCCGTTCCAGACGCTCCTGACGCTCGACGGGCAATCCTACTCGTTCGTCGCGATGTGGAACCTCTATCGGGGCGACTGGTACTTCAGCCTGACCGACCAGGCCGGGAACCGCGTCATCAACCAGCCGCTGATCGCGTCGCCGCCGGATTCGGACATCCCGCTTGCGCCGACGCTTTTCACGACGTCGACGCTGGTCTACCGGAAGTCGACCGGCAATCTCGAGGTCGGTCCCTAGCTCGTGCGGTACTACGACATCCTCGTCACGCCGACGCCGGCGGCCGGCTCGACGCCTGGCGCCCCGCAACGCTGGACCTCGCTGGTCAACGGCAAGAACGACCCCGGCGCGCTGAACGTCCAGTTCGACTTCTTCGAAGCCGTCGGCTCGTTGCCGATGGGGAACTCGACGGTCACGATCGAGGGCGTGCCGCTGGACAAGCTGCTCCAGGCGCAGCAGTTCGCCGGATCGCAGATTGCCATCCGCGGCGGTATGTCGGCCGGCCTGCCGCTGGCGAACCCCGCGCAGCAGGGCCTCATCCTCCAGGGGCAGATTTTCCAGTCGTTCGGGAACTGGGTCGGGACCGAGATGACGCTGGACTTCGTCATCGTGCCGTCGGTCTACACCATCAAGAACCCGGCGAACATCGTGGTCAACTGGAAGAAGGGCACGTCGCTCGCGAGCGCGCTGGCGCAGACCCTGAGCGTCGCCTATCCCGGGTATGCCCAGGTCATCAATATCTCGCCGCAATACGTCCTCACGCACGACGTCCTCCACGTCGTCTCGACGTTCGCGCAGCTCGCCTCGTTCGTGAAGTCCATCTCGGCCAGCATCCGGAAGCCGGGCGTCGAGATTGCCGTCCTGCGCGCGAACACGATCGCGGCGTTCGATGGGACCATCCAGACCGGCGGCGCGGTCCAGCTCGAGTTCACCGACCTCATCGGGCAGCCGACCTGGATCGACGCCAACGTGATGCAGTTCTGGACGGTCATGCGCGCGGACATCCAGGTCGGGAGCTACGTGCTGATGCCCAAGGGCCTTCAGAGCCTGCCCGGCATCGTGAGCACGACCGTCAACGCGCTTCCGTCGTCGCTGAAATACAAAACGTCGTTCCAGGGGAAGTTCCTAGTGCAATCGGTGCGCCAAGTCGGGAACTTCCGCGATACGAACGGAACCTCGTGGGCGACGCTTTTCAACGTCGTTCCGCAGACGGTGACGTAGATGTCCGACAACTATCACAAGCTCTGGATTCAGCAGAACCTCAACTCGAACGCCATCAATCGGGCGCTCCAGGCCATCCAGTCCACGGGGCGCGCACTACCCTGTACCGTGGTCGCGGTTCAGGTGGATGGGTTCGCCTCGCTCGTGACGGTCGAGTTCCAGGCCCAGTTCCCGTACACGACCCCGGACGGCAAGGCCGCGTCCTTCACGCTCCCCCCGGTGACGCTGCCCAAGGCCGAGAGCCCCTGGATGCGATCGCCGACGCAGCTCGGCGACGTCGGCCTGACCGTGCCGGCCGATACGTTCCTCGGCGGCATCAGCGGGCTCGGCTCGGGCATCGCGCAGGTCGGCGTCGAGTATGGCAACCTGTCGACGCTCGTCTGGATCCCGGTGGCCGCGACGGCCTGGACGGCGTCCCCGGACCCGAACAAGCCCTGGGTCAACGGCCCGGCCGGTGCGGTGGTCTCCGATACCGCGCAGACCGCGACGTCCGTCACCTCGGCCCATACCATCACGCATACCGCCGGCGTCGGCACGGCGAACGAGGTAAAGACCATCTACGACGGCGCCGGGAACGCCATCTCGCATATCGTCTCGTCGGGCGGCAAGATCGGGCTGGGCGCGCTGGCCTCAGGTCTGGGCACCGGCCGGGCCATCCCGGCGAAAGACGACATCCAGACGCTCGCGAGCAATATCGTTTCGCAGACCCTGCAGACGCTCTCGACGGCGATCGGTGCGGCCGCCGTCACCGCGACCATGCCGGGCGCCGCGGCCTTCGCCGCCATCCTCGGCGCATCGGGGTTCGTGACCGGCCTCTCGGGTATCAATCCGACCATCCCGAGCTGCTCGAGCATCGTCCACGTCGCGTCCTAGCCGCGGCGGTATTCCTGTGGCCCTGGGCGAATAAGGCTCGCCATGCGCACGTATGGAAGGGTCGGTCAAACGAACGGCCAAGGCGGGACGTGGGTCGTCGTGGAGACTGACGCGAACGGCTATAACGACGCCGTCTACCTCACGACGACGTGCCAATGCTTGAAGCTGAATCTCGGGGAGTCGCCCTATTATGGGAACTACGGTATTCCCGCGCAGCAGTCGGTGATGACGCAGGTCGCGCCCGACTACTACGCGGGGCAGACGCAGACGCAGTTCGCTCCCTACTTCGCCTCCCTCACCATCCAGCGCCGGCTGGCCCTGCCCTCGCCCGTCTACGACGTGCGCGCGCTCTGCCATTCCGGCGCGATCCTTGAGACGACGGTGCCGACATGAGCTTCGGACTCCCCCTGCTCTTCGACGCGAGCGGTCCCGTCGCGACCCCGCCGGCGACGATTCAGCAGACCCTCATCGCGCTGGTCGCGGCCAGCCGGCCGGGCTACACGGCCAATCTGCCGGGCTCGCTGATCGACGACATCAGCGGGACGGATACGGGCGCCATCATCGCGCTCGACCAGGCGCGCGTCGACGCGGTCAACAGCGTCACGCCCTACGCCGCGAATCCCTACATCCTCGCGCAGATGAGCATCCAGACGGGCCTCAAGCAGGGCACCGCGTCGAATGGCAGCGCGTTCGTGGTCTTTGCCGGCACGCCGGGCTACGTCATCCCGCCGGGCTTCACCGTCGGCGACGGCTCGCATCAGTTCGTCGTCCAGGAGGGCGGAACGGTCGGGACCGGCGGCAGTTCCCAGTCGCTCTACGTGGTCTCGAACGACTCCTCGACGTTCGACATTCCGGCTGGCTCGATTAACGAGGTCATCACCGCGGTCCCCAATCCATACACGCTCACCGTGACCAACCCGCTTGCCGGCACCCCGGCGCTCGCGCCCGAGACCACCGAGAGCTACCGCGCGCGGCTGCTGCTCGCCCAGCAGGTCGCCATCTCCGGGACGCAGACCTACCTCAAGACGCTTCTCCTGGCCGTCCCCGGCGTTTCGCCGCGACTGGTCGCGGTACTCCAGAACGGCAGCAGCTGGGAGGTCATTTGCGGCGGCGGGGATCCGAAGCAAGTCGCCGGCGCCATTTATCAGGGCGTCAGTTCGGTCGGCCTGCTGGTCGGTTCGGCGACGACGCCGCGGAACATCACCGTCTCCATCTACGACGCGCCGGATACCTACAGCGTCGTCTACGTGAACCCGCCCTCGCAGACCGTCACGCTGGCCGTTACCTGGAACACCACGTTGACCAGCTTCTCGGCGAACGCGGCGGTCAACCAGTTCATCATCGCCGCGGCGCTCTCGTATGTGAACGCGATCGCCGTCGGCCAGCCCATCAACCTGCTCGTCCTTCAGGAGCAGATCCAGAACGCGGTCGCTTCGGTCCTGCCGGTTCCGAACCTGACGACGCTCGAGTTCGCGTTCACCATCAACGGCACGCCGGTCTCGCCGTCGGCCGGGACGTCCATCATCGAGGGCGACCCCGAGGGGTACTTCGCTATGGCGCCGACCGCCGTGACGTCGACGCAGGGCTAGAATGTCGCTGCTACTGCTGCCCACCGGGAACTACGCCGACCCGGCCCAGGATGGTCAGACCGCGCTCGCCAGCGGCACGGTTTCCATCACCCTGCTCCAGGACATCATCCCGAGCTATCTCTACCAGCAGTATTCCGACGACGCCGACCTGCAAGCGTTCGTCGACGCGTACAATGCGATCGCGCAATCCTACCTGGACTGGTTCAACTCCACGCCGCTGCCCATCTACACGAGCCCGAACATCTCGGGCCCGCTGCTTGATTGGGTCGCGAACGGCATCTATGGCATCGCGCGCCCGGTCTTTTCGTCTCGCACCACGATGCACACGGCCGGCTTGAACGCCTTCCCGCTGAACGCGAACGAGGTGAACGGCGACACCTTCGTCCAGTCCGGAACGGCGATCCTCGCATCGGATGACTACTACAAGCGCACGCTGACGTGGTGGCTCTATCTCGGCCAGGGACGGTACTTCAACGCGTTCGTCCTGCGGATGAAGGTCGCGCGCTTCCTGTTCGGCGCGAACGGCGGCGACATCACCCTCTCGCAAGCGCAGGCGGTCAGCGTCGCGTCTGCGGGCCCGGGTGAATACACCATCACGGTCCCGCCGGGAGAGTCGTCCGACTTCTTCCAGCAGGCGTTCGCGCAGGGCATCCTCGCTTTTCCCTTCCAACTTTCCGCCGAGGTGGTGATTTCGTGAGCAACTTCATTTGGGCAAACAATGTCAACACCACGATCGCGGGCGGCGGCATTTCCGCCGGCGCGACGAGCGTGACGCTGGCGTCGACGGAGAATCTGCCGAACCTGCTCGCGGGCGAGGTTTGGGCCCTGACCTTCAAGGACCAGGCGACGGAGTCCATCTTCGAAATCGTCTACGTCACGGACATCGTCGGGCCGGTCTGCACCATCGTCCGCGGTCAAGAGGGGACCACGGCGCAAGCCTGGCTCAACGGGGATTTCGCTTACGGTGCGGTGACGGCCGGCGAACTCGCCGCGATGGTTCAGGCCGGCGGTGGTGGCCTGGTTTACGTCATCCTCTCGCCCGGGTCGGCTCAGTCCGGATACATCAATCTCGACGGTGAACTTGTCTCCACCAGCATCAATACGGGGAATCTCGCCGCGAATCACGTGACCGCGATCGACTACACGGGATCCGGCGCGCCGCTGACCAACGTCATCCACTCGCTGACCCAGGGCGGCGGAATCAGCATCACCGGCGGCTCGAACGCGACCATCACGAATACGGGCGTCAAGTCCATCGCGGCGCAGGCCGGCGACGTTTCGCTCATCTCGTCCAACGGCTCCATCGGCGTCGCGGCCGGCGGCGGCACGATCGACCTCTCGCTGACGGCCATCATCGGGAGCATCTTCCGCAAGCAACTTCGCCCGTCGGCGAACAGCTCGGTCACGCTGACGCTGCCCACGCTCCCCGGCTCGAGTTCGGTCATCTATGACCTCTACGCGCAGGGCTCGGGCGATACGGTCCCGGGTGGGTATCAGCAGCTGGCTGGCAGCGGCGCGAGCTGGGAATCCGGCTCCATCACCGTCCCCGATAGCGGCGCCGTCGGCCCCGAGCCGATCGACTACATCGGCACCGCGACCGGCGGGCAGACTCCCAGCGTCACCTACACCTTCCAGGGCGGCGTCGGTTCCACGGGCTATATCGGCGTTTTCAGCGTCCAAGCCACGGCCCGGCCATAGTATAGGGGAACAAGAAATAGATGGATCACTCCAGCATCATCGAGAGAATCATGTCGGTCGGCGCGGACGTCATCGCCAAAATCGGCGGCGCCGCGGCGGGTCTGGTCGCGCTCTGGGGCGCCATCAAGTACCTGCCGAAGCTCATCGATACCGCGCGCATCTCGCACGAGTTGACCGCGGCGCTCGAGGATAGCCGGAACTCTGCCTCGGCGGCGCGGAGCTATCGGCTCGCGGCCGAGGGCTATCGGCAACGTATCGACGCCCTCATCGAGCAGACCAAGGCCGCCGGCGAACGCGCCGACGCGGCCACCGAGCGCGCGGATACCGCGATCATCTACATCGTCGACGTCATCAACTTCGTGAAGAGCGGCCGGCCCTTCGAAGAGATGCCACCCATTCCCGAACTGCTCGAGAGCTGGATTTACGAGCAGATGCACAAACGAGCCGTAGAATCTCGCGCGGAGGCAGCGAAGTCTCACCGCCCTTTTCACAGAGCGCCTGAGGAGGGCGAAGAAGCATGATTTACGGATGCGATGTCAGTTACGCCAACGGGAGCCCGGTCTGGGCGCTCGCGCTCGACGACCCGCGGGTGAAGTTCGTCTACGCGCGCGCGAGCTACGGGACCAACCCCTTCGACGACGACGGCCCGGCGTTCACGAACGCGCACGACGCCTGCAAGGCCCACGGCACGAAGTTCGGCTCGTACTTCTTCTGGCTGATGGGCCAGGACGGCGCGGCGCAGGCCGAGCACTTCCTTCAGGCGGCCAACGGCCGGTTCGGGGACCTGGCGGTCATGGTCGACGTCGAGGAAGGCTCTGGGGTCAACGGCTGGGGCCCGAACGTCCAGGCCCGGATCGCGAACCTCTCGGCCACGCTCCACGTCCTCGAGAAAAAGGTCGGCCAGCCCATCATCTACACGAACAACGATACCTGGACGACGTACTTCGGGGGCACCGACGCCTTCGCCGGGCATCGATTCGTGGTCGCGCAGTACGGCGTGCCGGCCGGCCATTTCGACCCCATCCCGGGCGTCAAGAAGGTCGTGATGCACCAGTTCTCCGACGGCGCCGAGCTGCCGCGCATCGCCGGCCTCTCCACGCCAGGGAACAACGTCGATCGCGACGTCATCCTCGGGGACTTCTCGAGCATCGCGCGATAGAGGACAGGCGACCGATTCGGGTAAGAACCGAAGGCGATGTCTGAATACGAACGCCGCATTGATGAACGGCTGGGCCGGGTCGAGCGGCTACTGATTGCAATCGTCAAAGGAGAGTCCCGTATCATGTCTCAAGTCGACGACCTCAAAGCGGCCCTCGCGGCCGAAGGAACCGACCTCGACGCGCTGACCGCTGCGGTCACGTCCATCGAAACGAAGCTCGCGAACGTCCAGAACGCGCCCGACCTCTCGGACGAAATCGCCCAGATCAAGACCTTCGACGCCGCCATCAAGGCCGCGACGGCGAGCACCGAGCCCGCCCCGGCACCGGCCCCCGAGCCGGCCCCGCCGGCCGACGGAACCGGGACCTAAAAGCTCCCCCGCGGAACGTAGCAAGCCGACCGGACCTTTCCGGCCGGCTTGTTCGTTTAGGAGGTCGTCGTGCTCGGATTCCTTCGCGCCCTCAACACGCACGCCGTCGCGGTCAGCGGGCTCGTGGTCGGAGGCGGGACGCTCATCATCACGGCCGTCTACGGCTGGTTCCACCTGGTCGAGGATCCGCACTACCTCGAGTCGCTCTACTTCGCGTTCGTCCACCTGAAGCATCAGGTGCCGCTCTCGGACGCGGACATCTTCGCGGTGATGCAGCTCCTGGGGGTGAGCATCACGGTAGCCGGCGCCATCGTGCTCTCGCTGCTGGCCGCGTTCTTCGGGCGATCGCCGAATATCCCGAAGAACCCGCCAGGGAGCGGCGGGGCGCCCACGGAAACGCCGTAGCACCTCGCTATTCAGAAAGGCCTCTCGCATGACTCTTCTTCAGGAACTCGGGCTGGTCGAAGCCGCCCTCGGCGACGTCGCGGCGTTCGCGGCCGGCCAGCCGGTCTCGGGCACCATCCCGGGTACGAGTTACCACGCCTCGGTGGGCGTGCTCCCGAACGGCCCGACGGCCGAGTTCCCCGCGATCGGCGGCGGCTTCTTCGGCATCATCAGCGTCGTCCTCTCCGACGCGGCGGCCTTCGCCGCCGGCCAGCCCGTGAAGCTGGCGGTCAAGGAAAATCGGAGTTGGTATGGCCTGACCCTCTCGCAGGCGGCCACGCCCGCCTAAATCGTCCTTGCGAGAAGGGGCAGAAGGCCCGTCGCGCGAGCGGCGGGTTTTCTGTTGCCCTGGGCGGGTACGATAGGGCCGAAAGGTTGGTCAGCCATGCTCGCTCTGCTCGTCGCTTTCCTCATCATGCTGCTCATCGTCGCCGTGTTCGCCGGGGTCGTCGTCTGGATTCTCTCGAACATCCCCGGGGTTCCGCCGTTCGCACCGCGCATCGTCTGGGCCGTCGCCGGCATCATCGTCCTCATCTGGCTCATCCAGCACTTGCCGAGCGCAGGCGTGCATCTGTAGATGGTTTCATAATAAACACGCCATGCTCTGCCATATGGCACCTTCGACAAAGCCACACCACATCGAGCGGCTTGGAGTAGTCGTGGTGGTGCCCTTCGATATTCTTGTTCGATCCGCAGACCGAGCACGGCCCACGGACGATTTTCCCTCTGCCGATGTAGACGTTGAGGTAAGCGCGAGCAACGGCCTTTAGGCGCGCTTCGGGAGAGAGTTCGCTATGTTTTGGTCGGTTCTCGCGTGCGTATGCGTTCCGGCAATCCCGGCAGTATCGTTGCTTTGTTTCGCGCGGTCCTCGGCACCGTGAGCATAGCCAGGAGTTGGTCGTCATGGAAAATGTTTTTGTGGAACAGGCGAGAAGGCCTCCCCCGGGCGTGCGGCTAAAGGGGTCGGCGTCAGAACGGGAGATCGTTTCGACTAGCAAGCAGAGACGCCCATCGGATTCGTTCCGGTGGGCGCCTCTGTTATTTTCGGCTCGACGCCTCGCATCACGGCGTCGTAGAGCGCCCGTTCCTGTTCGGGCGTCCTCGCGCCGCCACAATACCGGAACGCCTTGCCGTCGTCGCCTTCCGGCCGCTCCTCGCGATCCGTACACGTCGGGAGGCCCTCCGCGCTATAGACCCAGGTCTTCGGTCGGGCTCGAGCGGCACGTCGGCGTGCTCGCCTCCGAAGACGTAGAACGGCAGGCCCGGGCCCTTGCCGTCGCGGGACGAGCGCATCCCGTACCAGACGCCGGTGGGGTCGATAGCCACGACCGGGACGCCGTGCGCGACGGCCTCCTCGGCCAGCACGACGCCGCACTCGGTCTTCCCGCTCCCGCGCAGCCCGACGGCGACGCTGGCGGTGGTGAAAATCTCGGTCGTGACCTCGGGGAGGTCTGCGGAGAGGTTGACGTGGTCGTTCATGGCCCAGCTTTCTCGACGAGGTAGTAGACCTTCCGGTTCGAGGTGGTGTCGGCGCGGCGCGCGGCTATCTTCCGGCCGAGGTTCGCTTCGAGGCTTAGGAGCGTCGCGATCGTGCTTTGCTTGAGGTCGGGCATCGTCGCGGCGATTGCGTCCGCGGAGCGCGCCTTGCCGTCGCTCAAGAGTTCGAGGATGCGCGTCCAGGCCGAAGGCGGGTTCCCGCGGCGGATGACCTCGCGCGGCATCTACTCGGCCTCGCAGCACGGATTGCCCGTGTTGCAGATGACGCGCACCGCGCGATCGTCCCAAAGCGAGACCATATTGTAGTCCTTCGTGCAGGTCGCTTTCAGGCGCGTCCCGATGTGCTTCTCGGTCCAGTCGCCTATGGCGATGAAGATGGCGTCGCGGTCCTCCATGTGCGCGGTATGCGGGGCCGAACCGTTCGGGCCGACGCGCGCGGTGAAGATGCGAACCTCGTGGCCGTCCATGATCCACCGCTGAACGCGCTCGACCATGGCGGGAACCGGGTCGCCGATGCGCTCCGGGTGGTACTCGCCCTTCTCGGGCCAATAGTGGTCCGCGAGCGTGCCGTCGAGGTCGACGCCGATCCAGGGGCGGGCGATGGTATGGCGGATGTCGGTCACGTCGTCACCTTCTTCCGGGTCTTCTGGCCGCGCAGCTTCGAGGCCGAGAAGTCAATCTCGCCGGCCTCGACGCCCTCGCCGAACTTGCAGAGCAGGAACGCGAAGAGCTTGTCGCAACCGGGGTCCTGTTCGAACTCGATGCCGAACTTCTTGTAGACGGCGAGCTTCATCCCGTCCTTGGGCGTGTTTCCCTTTCCGGTGGCCCACTTGCGGAGCGCCGTGGTCGAAACCTCGACGACTTTAACGATGTCGCCAGAGATGAGGTGATGGAGCGTATGGTGGAAGCCGTGCATCAGCCAGCCGAGTTCGTAGAGGTGGCTCGCCTGCGAGGCTTGACCGAACGCCGGCGCCTCGATGTAGAGCACCACGTCTTCGGCGTTCGGGTGGTGGACGTTCATCCAATCGGCGATCGCGGCGAGAATCTCGCGGCGTCGACGGGTGATAGCTGCGGCCTGGTTCGGGTCTGTATCCTGAGGCTCGGTCTTGACCACGAGATGATGCGCTCCATCCGAAACGCCGCACCCGCGGAAGCTGGGGTCGATTCCGATAACGGGCATATTTTGTTCCTCTAGCAATGGGGATAGCGCCCTCGGCCCTCTCACGGCCGAAGGACGCTCGGGGGACTTAGCGCCGGCGCGCGGTCTTCTTGGCGGTCGGTTTGACCACGGACTTGCGGGGGCGCTTGCGTAGCCGCTTGCGCGCCTCGATCGGTTTGGGCGTCGGCACGTCGTCGAGTTTCGGCGCCGGTTCCGGAACGTGGAGCGGCGCGTCGATCGCGAGGCTCAGGCTCTCGGCGTGCGCCGTCTGTACCGTGATGAGCATCTGCCCGCCGTTTTCGCGGACGTTGACCTGGATGTGACGGTCCATCTAATCTTCTGCCTCATCTCCGACTTCGTCGGTAACGTGCTCGGCGACTACGAATCCTTGTTCGTTCGTCGTGAGGCCGAGCGGGAGTTCCATATTCGAGAGTTTGACCTGGCGGCGGGTGATTTCGGCGATGATGCCGTCCCGCTCTTTCTTCAGCTCGCCCATCTTCTTGCGATGACGGGAGAGTTCGCTGCCCTCGGAGAGGACCTCGATTTGCTTGTTGACCAACGTGGTCACGAGGTCTTCGACCGTCGCTTCGACGAGCCGAGGGACCGTTGTTTCGGCCATAGGGTTCCTTTCGATTAGCAGAGGTTGGTTTTCGACGCCCGCGATCCGGACGCCAAATCGTTAGGGCCGCGCCCTTCGCGCAGCCTGCCGCGGCGGTGCTTTCTTCACGTCGCGCGGCGGGGCGCCGTAGTGGTCCGTCCACGTCGCGCCGCACCCGGGGCGCTTGCAGGCCGGCGCACCAGCTGGACCGATGAAGAACGCGCAGACCTTCTTCACCCGGTCTCCTCGAGGAAGCTATCCTGGACGATGCCGATGGGCTCGCACCATGCGCGGTCCTGGTCGTTCTGGAGCCACACGACGCGGCTCCCGTGCCGGTGCATCCCGACGTCCATCTCGTCGCCCTCGCGCGCCTTCGCGACCACGAACCAGCAGCGTTTCTTCTCGTCCTCCCACAGGAAGATGAGCGACGACGCGGATCCGTCTAGGTTCCCGCCGTTGCGCAGCGCCTTCTTCGTGGGCTTCTTCAGCCGATCGTTGCCCTCGCGATTGAGGTGATGGACGATATGGACGACGATGCCCAGCTCGAGCGCGAGCCGAGCGAACTTCTTGATGATGGTCTCCTGAATCGATGCCAGCGACTGTCGGCCAGTCTCCTCGACGTCCGCGAGCATCCCGAAGGTGTCGACGATGATCGCGATAAGCGGCGCCTCGCGGTGAAGCCGGCGCGTCTGCAGGATGACGTCCTCGCTCGAGATGGCCCGGTCGGCGTCGAACATCTCGATGGGCAAGCCTTCGAGCCGGCCGCGCGCGATCGCCAGCCGCTCGAGTTCGCTCGCGGTCAGGGGGTCGTCCGGGTTGTTCCGCTGCCTGCGGGTCGAGACGCCCGAATAGAGGGCCAGGAAGCGCGCGACGGTCTTGTCCTGGCCCATTTCCGTCGGGAACACGGCGACGCGCCCCTGGTGGCCGTGGAACTCGCCCAGATAGGCCGCCAGCATCGTGAGGACCTGGGACTTCCCGAGGCCGCTATCGCCGGCCCAGATGACCAACTCGCCCGGGATGAACGCCCCGGTCAGGTCGTCGAGCATCGGCCAGGGCGTATTGAACGCCAGGCCGCCTTCCTGGACGACCCGCTTCTGGTATCGGTCGATCGCGTCGGCCATGCTCATGTTCCGCCGGGTCGTGCCGGCGTCGAGTGCGCTCCCGACCAGCCTGTTCGCCTGGGTCAGGGTATCGGCGACGTCGACCTCGCCCTCGTAGCCGAGCCGCGCGAGCGCGCCGCCGGCCTCGATGAGCCGTCGAAGGGTCGACTTCTCCCGTACCAGCCGGGCCGAATAGGCCACGCTTACGGACGAGGCAAAGTCCGCGCCGAGCTGCGCGAGGTACGAGAATCCGCCGACCTTCTCCAACTCCCCACGAGCCCGCAGGCGGTCGGAAACCGAGATAGCGTCGACCGGGGCGCCGGTGCGCGCGAGGTGCGCGATGGCCTCGAAAATGCGGCCGTGCGTGTGGGCGTAGAAGTCCTCGGCCCGCACGATGGCGAGCACGGCATCCAGGTTCACCGGATCGCCAAGGCAGGCGCCGATCGCGGCCCGCTCGGCCTCGAGGTTGTGCGGGGGGATGCGCTCCTCGTCCGCGGTCTTACTCCCCACTCGGGACCTCCGGGGGCACGACGTCGGCCCAGGCGAGCCTGGCGAAGATGCCGACGATACGGTCCAGGAAAGCGTCCGGATTGCTCAGGAACTCGGGGCGCTGAAGCGCCTTCGAAAGGTCGTAAATCATGCGAGGCGCTGCTTCCCGGTATACTCCCGGATGCCGGAATCGACGGCCGGCTTCTTGCTGCCCTGCGCGATCGCGACGAGCGCTCCCCAATGCTCCTGGAGCTTCTCGAGCCGGGTGATGTTCCCGTAGAATCGCGAGGCCTCCGGATTCGTGTACGCGCATCGCAGGGCGGCCGCGACCTGCTCGGGCTTCTTGCCGACCTTTTGGAGCGAGAGCGCCGCCGCCTTGTTCTGCTTTTTCCAATCGGCCTGGGTCATCGCGAGTTCGACGTGCTCCTTGACCACCGGGTAGGCGGCTTCGAGGATGGCCCAAGCGGCGAGGTCTTCCGGCTTCGGATCCGGACGTGCCTTCTTGGCCCTTACCGTGGGGACATCGATACCGGGTAGAGATTCGATAGAATCTCTAGAGTTCGAGACTAGAGATACCTTAGGGTGCGCGCGAAGCCGCGGCCCGGTTGCGGCCACCTGCGGCCCGGGTGCGGCCCCCGTGAGGGATTCGTGCGGCCCGGGTGCGGCGGCCTGCGGCCCGGCCGCGTCCCGCCTTTCGATGAAGGGCTTCAGCCACGCTCGAAGGTCGGCATCCCGGAACCCGAGTTTCTGGGCCCTGAGCATCTTCCCGATCGACCGAACGGATGGGTCGAACCCCCGTTCCTCAAGGAAACGGAACAGGGCTACCGCCTCTTGTTGCACGTTCATGCACGTCCGCGTAGGACGAGTATTTCGAGCGTGAGTTGGTTTAGCGTCCCGGAGACAGCCTCCACGTCTTTCCGCGTCGGGCTCAATGGCAGACGGTTACGCACGATCCCGGCAGCCGCTTTGGGGCTGAGACCGGCATCGATGGCCTCTGCTACCGCATCTGCCAGGTCGGCTATCGGGCCGAAAAAGTTACGCTCAAATGAACGGGAAGGCATAAGAAAAGACCCCTCCAGGTGCGCTTGATTTTTGCGCGTCGGAGGGGTCTCGAGTAGGTCGACGAGCGACTTTTACCTGCGCCGTCGGGCTACTTCGCAAGGCCCGAGCGGCGCGAAGTTAGGTTCACGAGTAACCCGCCGTCGCAGGTCGCTCGTCTGCTGGGATGCTACAACGTCTCGGTCTCGGCCGTCAAGACCGGGCGGCCGTCGCCGCCTTCTGGATCCGGCGGGATGATGTCCCGGAGCATCTGGCTCGCGCGCTCCGCGCCCAGCCGCGCCTCGTGCGCTTCCTTGCGGGCCTCGACGAGCTTCGGGTGCGGCTTGGCGATGAACGGGCTGCTCTCGATGGCCTGGATTTCGGTATCGAGGGAATCGAGCAACGCGCCGGCGCGATCGGAGAGGGTTGCGAGCGCCTCGACCTGGTCATGGTTCGTCATCAGCGCACGCCCCAGGTCGCCCAGACGCCCGCGATGGCCGCCCCGAACAGCATGGCGGCGGCCGCGACGGACCAGAGTTGGAACGTGTAGGTGCGCCGGCAGCCGACGCACATCTGCCCGAAGCAGCTCTCCGAGTCTTTCATAGCATCCCCCCCTGGTTCAGGTGCGCTTCGAGCGTGAACTTCAGATCCGGGTCGTCGGCGCAGATATTCTTGACAGCCCAATCGCAGTACGAATCCGGCGCCGCCGCGATAGGTTGGCCGAAATGCTTCCCGCGCGGCCACTTCTGGTACAGGACGGGGCTCTGCGCGTGTTCGATCAACTGCTCGACCGTTTCGTCCTCCGCGGTGTCGAGGCGACGCTGTTCGAGCATGTAGCGCAGGTTCCGAGCCGTTACCAGGGCATCCCCGAGTGCCCGGTGCGCGGCGATGCCGAAGGTTTCGACGTACGGGTCCTCGCCATACGTCGCGCGCAAATCCTCGAACCAGTACCGAAGTGTCTGGTTCGAGTAGCCCGGAGCGGTCGCCGGGAAAAGATGCTGTGCAAGTCGCTTGGTACAGAGCCAGTCCTGGCCGTCCGGATCGACGAAGCCTTTGTCGAACTTCGCATTGTGACCGACGAGACGGACTTCGGTCCAGGGGCCAAATCGACCACAGAACGCGATGAAGCGGTCGAGCGCGGTCGGCCATACCGGAGCACCGACCAAGTCGGCGTTGACCAGTCCGTGAATCGCGCTATTGTCGGGCGTCACCGGACGCCCGTCGACGAGGGTCGACCACATTCCCAGGACTTCCGTCGCCGTGGTCGCGACCGCCGCGATTTCCACGATGCGATCGGCCTCGGCGTCGAGCCCTGTCGTCTCGACGTCGACCACGATGAACGTCGCTTCGCTAATCAGCATTGGCGCCCGTCTCCTTCAGGACGACCTCGGCGTAGGCGGTCTCCTTGCGCAGGGCGTCGGTCTTGAGCGGCTGCTTCTCGACGGCGTCAAGAACGCCGCGGAGGGTCTCCTGGAGCCGCTTGATGTTCTCGCGCGCGGCGCCGATTTTGGACTTTTTCATGTAGATGCGTCTGCTTTCTTTGGCGTCTTGAAGATGTCGAAAGAGGTCTTGGAATCGCCGGCGACCCAGAGGCCGTTCAGGCGTTCGTCGTTCTGGATGGCCTTGGTCTTGGTCCGGTTGCCGTCGACGGTGAGGAGGCGGTCTTTCATGGCCGCGCGGAACCCGAGCGCGATCACGCGCACGCGCTCCTCCTCGGTCTCGATGGATACGTCGTCCGTGCCGTCCTCGCGTTGCACCTCGACGATGCCGAGCTTCTGGACGAGCGAGAGCGCGTCGGCTATCTTGAGGCCGCCGGCCTTGGTGACGTAGCCGACCGTGGAGTCGCCGACCTCGACCGGACCCTCCTCGTCAGCCCACGCCTTCAGCTGCTCGCGCCGCTGGTCATAGGCCGCGTTCAGGATGATGAGGTCGGCCGCGGCCTTCTGCGCTTCGTCGGCGCTGGTGACGACGACGTCGAGGTCGGCCAGCACGTTGCGCTCGCGGCACTTCGCGGCGATGGGGCAGTACGCGCAGGCGGATCCGGGCGTGGCCGGCCAGACCTGCTCCTCGCGCGCGCGGTGAACGCGGGCGATGATGGAGCGCATGCGGGCCTCGAGCCGCTGGGAGTATTCCGGCTTGAACTCCTCGATGGGCGAGGTGAAGTCCGCGCGCGGCATGGATACCCGCCAGCCGACGCGCGAGCCCTCGAACATCGGCAGGAGCATCCAGTCCACAATCTCGCCCTGGAACTTGTGCTCGGGCGTGACCGTCGAACTGTAGCCGGATTTCAGGTCGTCCGAGACGACGATCGGGCCGTGCTCGTCGTTCTGAACGTCGACGTGGTCGGGCCAGCCCTCGATGATGATGTCGGTCTCGGGCAGCTCGCGCTGAAGCAAGAACTCCGCACCGAGATAGGTCTTCGGGTTGTGCCGGTACTTCATCGCGAAGGCGCGGAACACGAAGAAGACGTCGTCGTAGGTGGCCGTGGTCGTGACCTCGCGGTCGGTCGAGAAATAGTTCTCGACGATAATGGGGATGAGCGAGAGGTCTTGTTCCATCCCGCTGGCGTGCAGCTCGGCCTTGTAGGCCTCGGCGCACGCGTGGACGCCCTTACCGACCTCGCGCGTGTGCGAGTAGGTCTGCGGCAGGCGCAGGTCGCGTTCGTACTCCTCCCGGAACCGGGCGAGGCACGTTTCGGCCTTGCCAAGCTTCGAGTAGGAGAAGCGTTCCGTTTTCGCCATCGCCTAGAGCAACCGCGGCTCTTGGGCCTGGTCGCCGGCGTCCGGGTCGAGGTCGTCGCGCTCGTCCTCGTCGACCAGGTTGTTCTCGTCGAGCGGGCATCCGGCGGCATGGGCCGCTTCCTGGAGCGCATGGCACGCCTCGCAGCGCACGCCGAGCACGCGATCGCGCAGCTCGCCGGTTTCCTCGTCGACGGTGGTCAGCACGCGCACGAGGACCTGACCCTGGCGCTCCGAGAGCGCGGCGTAGGAGGCGACGTCGACATCGTACTCCTTGGCGAAGCCGAGGCGGTCTTTCTTCTCGGTGATGCCGCGCCGGCCGAGCGCCGCGAACAACGTGGCGCGGGTCTTGGGTTGGAGCGAGCCGGGCGTCGCGTCATACTTCGCCAGGACCTCGTCGGCTAGATCGCGGTGCATCTCATCTTCCTCCGGAACGTGTTCGATTGTTTCTGCTGGGGTGACGACCTTCGGGCCCTTACCGCGGCCGCGCGCGCTGCTCTCCATCCGCTCGACGGTCTTCGTGAGCAGGTCGAGCAGGTTGCGATCGTTGCCGAGGCGCTTGGCCTGCGAAGCCAGCATCCCCTCGGGCCAGTTCGCGCGCTTCGCGAGGTCGAGGATTTCGGGGCTGAACTCGACCGGAGCGGCCGGCTCGACGTTGACGATCCGGGCGTCGCGCATCTCCTCCTCGATGTAGAGGCCGCCGACTTCTTCCGGAAAAGCCATGCGCAGCGCGTCGGCCTCGCAGCACTTCTCGAACTGATGCTCGGGCTGGACTTCCCAGTTGCCGAAGATTTTCTCGCCGCGGTTGAGCTTGACGTATTCGTCGAAGCGAATGTGGCTCTCAAACTCCATGTAGAGTTCCGGGTTGGTCGGTGCCTGAGGAATGGCGCGATAGACCGAAATCGTGCAATCGGTCGGGATGCGCTTGCCGGCGATTTTGCCGTACTGCGAGTCGTCTTTCTTGAACAGCAGGATGGCGCCGTGCTCGTCGCGCGCGAACTCCATCTGCTTCTTCGAACGGCCGCGGTAGTAAGGCGACCGCGACGCGATGGCCCGCAGGCCGCCAATCGAGGTGACGATGTTCCAACTACACCCGCTTCTTGGCGTTCCGTCGTCATTCGTCTTGTCGGGCCAGAGGTAGACTTGCTTCGCGAACGGATCCAGGCCACGGCGCTTGCAGGTCAGCAAGAACATGGCCGCGATTGGGCGCGGCGCGTCTTTGCAGACCGTCCGCAGGAGGGTGAAGTATTCGCTATCGGTCAGGCCGTAGGATTCCTGGATTTCCTCGGTCGTGATTTTCGAGCCCTCGGGCCGAACGGCTAGGGGCTGGGCTTCAGGGATGTCGGTCGGCACCTGGGCCGTATCGACGGGCTCGGGGGTCTGGGTGGTACTCACGAATGGTCCTTTCGGGATTTCATGCCTAGCAAGATGGCTCCGATGGAGCGCAGGACGCCGCCGCAAGCGCGGCAGAGGCCCTGGTAGGTACAGGAGGCGCATTGGATGGCCCCACAGCCCTCGGCGGGGCACCAGAAGGTAGCCACGACGGGGTGCTTTGGGCACCGGGGGAAGCCGCCGCTATCCAGGGCGGCCTCGACCTCTTGGAGGGTCATTTCCGGCGCCGGCGGGCGGCCTTGTCGGCGACCAGCGCGGCTTCAAGGTCGGCCAGCGGAACCGAAACAGCCAGGGCGAGAGAGGGCAGAATCTCAGGCTTGGGCAACCCCAAGCCCTTCTGCCAGCGCCAGACGTTCGATCGGTGGACGCCTATAAGAAGGCCGATGGTCGCAGGCTCTTTGCCGCGAAGAAGGCGTGCAATCTTCATGGTTTCCAGCCTATCACAGTTGCAACGAACCGCGCAACCTACTCGCAACAAACTCGCACTTGACCGCATGGGCGCCAGGTGCTACGATGGCCTGGCTAGACGAAAGGAACCCCGATGCCCGTGCAGACCATCGAACTATCCGAGGGCGAGCTGGCCTTCATCAGGCTGAAGTGCGTCGTCAACGCCGCCCTCTCCGACTTCCGGGCCGGCAAGGCCCAGGATCCCAAGCCGCCGGCCCTGGCCTGGCGCGACGTCTACGAGGTCCCGTCGTGCTGAACGAGGACCCAGCCATCCACCCGCTCGACTTCCGTCTCGTCCGACGGCTCTACCGGGCCGTCCGTCGCCCCTGGCGCTACGTCGACGGCCTGCTCTTCGGCGTCCAGGAGCCCTCGGGCACCGTTCGCGTCGTCCTCGTCTGCGTGCTGATCGCCGGCGCGCTCTACTTCGCCCGGGTGCTTGTCCGATGAACGGGCACCGCAAAATCCGCAACGACGCCTGGCACGCGATGGCGCGGAACGCCGAAGCGCCGTATTGGGGCGGCTTCGCGCGCACCTGTAAGCGAAACGGCTGCTCGCGCAAGACGACCGGGCTCGAGCGCCTACTACGCGCCATCTTCGCGAACAACGCTCCTCCGTTCTGCCCGCGACATGGCGGCGCCAGATGAGCGACCTCGTAGAGCGTCTTCTGGCCGGCATCGTGCGCGGGAGCGGCGACCCCGTCGATTTGCTTCGGATCGAGGCGGTGCTGGAAATCGAGCGCCTGCGGAAAAGCCTGGCTCGTTGCGGATTTTGCGACGCGCCGCTCGAGGACGGCGTCTGCCCGAACGACATCCCGAAGAGGCTCCTTGACGCTTTCATGGTGCATCTGCGCACGGAAGCCCGATGATCCGGATAGCCGAGGACGGCAGCGAGTGGAAGATGCTCGTCGGCGAAGAAGATGGCTTCCTATGCGCGTCCGAAACCCACGCGCCGGATTGCGACCGCTCCTTCGCCGAGGCGCATCACATGGTCTTCCTCTCGCAAATCACCGGGGAGCCGAACGCGCGCTGGATCGTCGAGAACGGCATCGCGCTCTCCGAGCCGTGCCACAAACTCGCGCACGCGACGCACAACGTCAGCGTCGGGCTCGATAGAGCAAACCGCGGCGTCGCAGCCGTCAACCTTATCCTCGCCGGTCGCGGCCGCACCAAAATCCCGCCTTTCAGAAAGAAGACGCTTTGATACAGGCCGACCTCGTCCTCGGAGACTACCGCGACCATCTGCCGGCGAAGGACGCCTGCTGGGTCGTGACGGATCCACCCTACAACGTGGGGTTCGCCTATCCGGAATATCGGGATAGCCTGACGGGGGACGGCTACCGTGACCTGTTCGTTCCGCTCGTTGGATACCGCTCGGTCATCGTCAACTACCCGGAAGTTATGCTCGCAAGCGTAGTGCCGGTTCTTGGCCTTCCGCGCCGCATCGTGGCTTGGTGCTACAACTCCAACCTAAATCGCCAATGGCGGATGATAGCGTGGTTCAACTGCGAGCCCGACCTTTCGCTGGTGAAGCAGCCTTACAAGAATCTTGGCGACGCACGGGTTATGGAACTAATCCGGAACGGGTCCGATGGCTGCGACCTATACGATTGGTGGCAGGTGGAAATGGTCAAGAACGTTTCCAGCGAGAAGCGCGGCTACGTCAATCAGATACCCGAGGAAGTCATCAGCCGCATCCTCTTGACCACGGTCCCGCAGGGCGATTTGGTCTTTGAGCCGTTCTGCGGTAGCGGCACGACTTCGGCGGTGGCTCGTCGTCTTGGCTACCCGTCCATCGCAACGGACGTTTCCGAGACGGCTATCAGTGTGGCGAGCGACCGGCTCTCCGAACCGCGCCTGTTCGCGTAGCGCGCACCCACCACGTCTTTAGAAAGGCAAACATGAACCCCGATGAACTGAAAGACATCCTCACAGCACACGGTGAGTGGGTGCGCGAATACTACTACGAAGGCAACGGTTCGTATAGCGATTCCCGCCGTGCCGACCTGAGCCGTGCCGACCTGAGCGGTGCCGACCTGAGCGATGCCGACCTGCGCGGTGCCGTCCTGCGCGGTGCCGACCTGCGCCGTGCCGACCTGAGCGGTGCCGTCCTGAGCGGTGCCGACCTGCGCCGTGCCGACCTGAGCGGTGCCGACCTGCGCCGTGCCGTCCTGCGCGATGCCGTAGGCTTGCCTTACGCACCCGCCATCCCTGACCTCGACGCGCAGATCGCGGCCATCATCAAGGCGCAACCGGAACGGCTCAATATGGAAACGTGGCACACCTGCGAGACGACGCATTGCCGTGCCGGATGGGCCATCCACTTGGCAGGTGAAGCGGGGAAGGTCTTGGAGTCCTTCGTCGGTCCTGCGGTTGCCGGAACGCTTATCTACCTGGCCTCTCGGCCCGGTGTTCCCGTTCCTGACTTCTACGCAAGCAACGAAGCTGCGATGGCGTCGATTCTTGCGGACGCTGGTGTGGCATGAGTTTACGAGATACTCTTAGGAGACAGATTGAGGAGGTAGAACGTGGTGCGCTCCCGTTGGTCGCGGCTTCGCCAGGCGAGCCGATCTGGGTTGCGAAGCACCGCTCTGATCGCGATTGGACCGAGGACTTCGGCGACGAGAACGGCTGGTATATCAACCTTTGCGGGGACGAGAATACGGGGTGTTGCCTCTCGTTCATCGGCCACAAGCGCCGCGTTCTCTGCAAGCTCTGCGCGAAGCCCGCCGAAGGCGGCACACCCTCCCCCAACCCGTGTCTCTATGCCCTCTATGCGGTGCTGGAACAATGCGAGCGAGAGATTGACAAATGCGAGGACGAGAAGTGCGCGGTTTGTCTCGCCGCCGCTTGCGTCATCGACCGTGCAGAGAACGCTTTTGCGGCCTCGCTTCGCTCGGTGCCTGAGGGCAAGGAAGAACGTCAATGACGATTTACTGCGCCGCCTGCAAAATCGGACACCACTTCTCTGACGGCGAAGCCGAGCGTATCATATACGTCCTCCAAGCCGAACTGAGCGACGCACAGGCCGATACGACCATTCTCGAACACACGCGCTACATTGACGGCTACTGCCTGCGCGAAACCGAGAGTCACGCGCACAACGGCGAGTTGTATCGGGAGCACGTCAAGGGTCTTGTCGAGCAGCGGAAAGAGGCCCGGGTAACATGGTGAGGCACCACTGCCACGCTATCGGTTGCGAACGCCCGTGTCCGCCCAAGATGTTTATGTGCCTCGGGCATTGGAAGGCGTTGCCGCGTGAACATCAACGGCAGATATGGGCGCACTATCGGCCCGGCCAAGAGAACGACAAGATGCCAACGCTGACCTATCGGATCGTCGCAGAGCAAGCGAAGATTGCGCTTGCCGAAAAGCAGGGGATGCATCAGGCGCTCATCGCGCCTCACCGCGACGTACTCGCATGGCTAGAGGGCCAGGACAAGCATCGCCACGCGGAGCCCGCCCGTGAGGGCGGCGTATCATCCCCCTCGGTTTCTGCGGAAAAGGACGTGACCAAATGAAATCAGCAGAGCGTTCTCTTTGGCTCGAACTCCTCAACCTCGTTTGGGAGTTGGCGCAAATCCTCGCGAGCTTCGTGCTGTTCGTCTACCTGATCGTAGCCCTCGGCGGCGCACTTCTCGATGGACGGCCCGTAACGAACACGGTCCTGCTCATCGGCATCCTGTACCTCGGCATGGCGATGGACCGGGTTCGTTCTTCCCGCGCCGCAGCGCCCGGAGCCGAAGGCGACGGCACCTCATCGTCCCCCCACTCTTCTAAGGGGAGGTAAAACGTGAACCAGGATGATATGCGCTCGCCCCGGCTCGCGGCTACGCCTGCCACGTTGAGCCCCGAGGCGCGGGCCATGCGCGATCGGCTGACCAACTTCGATAACGCCAACTATGCGAGCGTCCTCCGTATGCGCGTGATTCGAGCGCGGAACGGACTCGACGGGCTCGATTGGCTCGAAGATGGCCTGCACGAGAACGGCAACTACATGCCGTCATGCGTCAACTGCAACCGCACGTTCATCGGCCACAAGCGCCGTGTCGTCTGCAAGGAGTGCGCGACGACAACCAAGCCGGTATGGTGGTTCGCTATCGGCAGACTCGTTATCAGCCTGGCGAAGCCGCGAGCGGAGCGAGCGCACAAAGCGCCCTTCCAATCCATAGCGCCGGAGCGCGGCACCCCAACGTCATCCCCAACGAAAGAAAAGCCATGAGTGATACGGACAAAGACGTGAATGGTGCGCTCGGTTCCCTCGCGGCTCCGCCAGACGACGCAAAGCCATCGGCGAACGTCATCACATGGCACTGCGTCGATTGCGATCAGCGCATCCAGGGCGTGAACCACATCGATTGTCCCGGCAAAGATGACCGACCCTGCAAGAACTGCAGGTGGAGCGAGTCGGCGCACTACGGCGTCTTCATCGAAGATGACGTTTGCGACAACTTCGAGGCGGTCAAGTATGCGGGCGGCGCATCGTCCCCGAAACGCGAGCGCGAACTCTACGAACAAGCGATGGCAGAAGCCAAAGCCAGCCACGCGGAGCCGCGTAGCGCAGCGGAGCGCACCACACCCACCCACAAGGAGCGTTAGATGGATCGCAAAGCGATAGAGAAGATAGAGAGCCGATTGAACGCGGTCCACGTCCCCGAGGTTGGCTGGTACACGCGGGACGAGATCATGGCCGCCGAGGACCAAGAGGGCACGACGTTCACGCTCGCCGACGCGACCTTCATCGCCCACGCACCTCAAGACATAGCGGACCTCTTAGCTCGAATCACCGAGTTAGAGGATGAGGTGCGCCGCCTTACGGCGTCGGCTCCGCCCGCTATCAGCCCCGAAGGCGAGTGCATGTATCGCGACCCTAGGACGAACTACCGTTGCGGCGCATCGCGCTTCTCGCAGTTCCATTCGTTCGTTGGGCGGACCGAGACCTACGAGCGCCACCACTACCGAGACACCGCCGACGAGACGGCCAGCGATGCGAAGCACCGGAGCGAAGCGACGGCACACTATCCCCAAGACGAAAGCGATCTAGGAAAGCAGGGTCTATCACCTCTCTGTACGTTCCCTGGGTGTGGTAAACCGGAAGATGCGGTCGCTCCATACGGCGGCGACAATCCGAGAATCCATCTCGATTGCGACGGCGACGAGTGCTTTTGCAAGGGCCGTCGTAACTGCCTTCTCTGCCATCCATTCCAGACAGGTAGAGAGGACGTAGATGGTGCGCCTTCGGCGGCTCCGCGTGGCTGTCGAACCTGCGGCGGCGATGCCGTGTACGATGCGGACAATCGCGGTGAGCATCCAGACTACGATCACGATTTCGACCCCACCAGCCTCGCGGAGCCATCGCGAAGCGATGCCGCAAATCCCACTCCCGTAGTCCTGGTGACGGATGAGATTGCGAAACTAGCCCTGGACGTTTTCGTTCATCGCGACTACTGCGAGCCGGGATACGTCGGGATGAGACGCGCTCTCGAAGCCGCTATCAAGGCCAGCCAGGCGAAGCCGACGACCGAAGGGAGTCGCACCAACGCATCCCCCTCACTTGAATCGTTACGAGCGGAACTGAAAGGCCGTTCGTACATCGAAGAAAAGGACGGCGGCTGGAGAGTGGTCAGATACAATCACGTTCTTGATGCGCTGGATCACTACGAGAAGCACTTGAGAGGTGAAGCATGAGTGAGCAGACGCCCATCGAGGTCCTGCTACGATCCGACGCGGCCAGCACGAATATCCACGCCTATCAGCGCGCACGGATGCTGGAAGCCGCAGACACCATAGAGCGTCTACAGAGAGAGGTAGAAGAACTCCGAGGACGAGTAGGGGCGCTCCCTCCGGTCGCGGCTACGCTAGGTGGGCCTCGCTGCGAGGCGGTGTCTTCTCTCGGCCCTTCGCGTTGCCGTGCGGTCGCAGGCCATGGTGGCGAGCATACAGCCATGCACGACGGACAGCGCATCTTCTGGGGCGTCGCTGAGGAAGGGATGCGCCACGCGTCCTGGACGTTGCCCTGGGAGACCGAGCGGCGATGACCTGGGTCTGCGCGTGCGGGCACGCGAACGAGCCGCGCTACAGGTTCCGGCGCAACCTCGGCCGGCGAAAGAAAACAGGCCCGGGCAAAACGTGCCGGGCCTGTCGACGGGAGCGCCCTAGTCCTGGGCCTGGCGCCGCAATCGCGACGCCGCTCGAGCTGCTTCCCGGCACTCCTCGCACTTCGACCTGAGCACCTCGGCATCGGGGTTTGAGCAGATGTGGTCGACGAAGCGGCCGCGGGTATCGACCGATCGCATCCCGCATTTCAGGCAGACGAGATTGCAGGCCGGGCAGATGCCGCGGCGCCGCTCGCGCAGCCGGCGGATGCGCTCGGCGCTGGTCATGGGCATCGCGGTTCGCTCCCCAGGGACGAGACCAGCCCCACGAACCGCCCGAACTCCTTGGATTCGGTGACAGCGTAGAGCTGCCATGGCTCGCCGATCGCGCGCCGCTGAAGGCGGAACTCGACGGCCTTGGAGAGCCGGAGCGCGACCGGGTTGGTTTTCGGATCCAGCTCCATCAGAGCCTCATCGCGATGGTCATATACCATTCGCCCTCGCCCCACGGGCGGCTCGCGACCGCCTCCATGGCCGCTTCGGAGGCCGCGATGACATTGGGGCTCTCGACCGTCACGGATGCCAAGAGCGCGTCGGTTTCGATGTCGTGGAGGCCCATCGTCCAGAGCGCCGGCGGGGCCGTCGCGTAAGTCTCTAATCCGCCCGGATTGCGCGTAAAGTCGCTCATCCGAGCAGATGCCCCCGCCCAGCGTCGCGCATCTGCTCCTCGTAGGACGGCTCGGGCTCGCGGGCCTCGCGTTCCATCAGCGCCTCGATTTCGGCGCGCGCACGCTCGTTTCCGCAGAGCGCCTCGACGCAATCCCCAAGGTGATCGCACATTTCAGCGACCCGCGATCCGGCCGGCTTCATAGCCGTCCAGGAAGGCCAGAGTGCGCTCTGCGCTATCGAACAGCCAGACCTGGCCCTGTCCGTTCGCGCCGGTGCTCAGTTCGAAGATTTCGTGGCCGTCGCGAGAATCTTTGACCTTCGAGTGAAGGCCGACGCTGGACGCGAGTTCGCGGATGTTCGTGTATTCGTTTTCGGCGATGAGGTTCATAATCGGTTCTCCTAGCAAAGAGTGGTGTAACAATAGTACCGCAGAGTGGTGTAACGGTCAAGAGGGCGAGCCCACGAATCCCAGGAAAGAATCTGGACCTCTCTCGCACCGCATGAAAGGACCCATCCCATGAACGGATTTACCGAGCAGCGGACCCAGGGCCGCCCGGGCCGCACCATCACTGGCCGCCTCCTGAGGCAGCCCTGCCGGCTCGACGGTTCCATCATCGGATCCGACTGGGCCAAGACCGCCCGCAAGCGCGCCGGCGTCCACGGGGCCAAGGCCTCGAAACGCTTCCGGCGCGAGCATCGGTCGATCGGCGTCGCGCGGCTGACATGAACCAGGCTGTCGTGGTGACGGACCAGATGCGCCGGGACCTCCCCACCTGCGCGAACTGCGGCCAGGAGCCAATCTCCATCCCGCGCCTCGGAATCTCCCACGCGTGCTCCCTTGACGGCGGCCACGCCTGGAAGAACGTCCCCGGTCCCCAAGAGGTCCGAGCGTGAGAATCTGCCCCCAATGCCGCATCCTATCCGTCTGCGTGGGCGAAATCTGTGCCCTCTGCCTCGACGACGAGCGTTTTCGGGCCACATCCGGAGCGGCTAAGGCCACGAAAAGCGGCCATCCGCCGGAAAACCTCGCGCGTGCGCGGCCGGATTTGAGCGTGAAAATGCCCATCGTCCACCGTCCGGTGACCGGCTGATGCCTCGTCGCAAGGGGAACGGCGTCGGGAAAGGTGAGGGTTGGGGTGGTCCTCCGAAGGGTCCTGGGTCGGGTTCGGAGCGCCACACGTTCGCCGGCGCGGGCCCGGGGCGTGGGAACTACACCAAGGAGGGCGAGGCCCGGCTGGAGCGGCAGACGCGGCACGCCGAGGAGATGAAGGAGCTGCTCTACGAGCTTGCCCACGGCGGCGTGCGCGAGGAGACGCGGATGAACGCGGCCGAGAAGCTCTTGAACCGGATTGAGGGCCTGCCGGTCCAGCGGGTCTTGAACGCCGACGTCGACCCGCTCTCGATGCTCGACGACGTCGCGCTCGAGGGCGAGATTCAGGCGACGCGCGATCGGCTGGGCAAGCTGAACGAGCTGCGCGGGCTGGACGAGGGCCAGAAGGCGATCGGTCCGGCCAAGGTAGAGCCGCCATCCGGATCCTAGTCGACCAGGAGCGCGAGGCGCGCGAGCAACTGGCTCGGCTCGAGCGGGTTCGGTGGGAGCGGGAGTGCCGGCGGGACCTGACCGCCTGGACGATTGAGGCGCTGGCCCCGATGCACCAGACGCCGGCTGCGCACCATCGGCTCCTCCTGAACGCGCTGACGAAAGTCCAGACGGGCGAGATTAAACGCCTGATGATAAATCTTCCGCCAGGCAGCGCGAAATCGACCTATGCGTCTAAACTGTTCCCGCCCTGGTTCTTCGCGCAGAAAGAGAACCAGGACATGATCGGGGTCAGCCACGGCTCGGACCTGGCCGAGGACTTCTCGAGCGCGGTGCAAGGTTACATCCGCCGGCACCAGTCCATCCTCGGGTACGGCCTGGCGACCCAGAACGTCCAGCGGTGGCGCACGACGAACGGCGGGTTCTACCGCGCGGCCGGCGTCGGCGGCTCCATCACCGGCCGGCGTGCCGACGGCGCGCTGATTGATGACCCGGTCAAGAGCGCGCTCGAGGCCGAATCGCCGACGTACCGCCAGGGCACCTGGGACTGGTATCAGGCCGAACTCTATACGCGCCTCAAGCCCGACGCGTGGATAATCGTCATCCAGACCAGGTGGCACGAAGACGACCTCTCGGGCCGGCTCCTTCAGGCGGCCGCGTCGGGCGAGGGCGACCAATGGGCGGTTCTCAAGCTGCCGGCCATCTGCGATTCGCCGAACGACCCGCTCGGGCGCGCGATCGGCGCCGCGCTCTGGCCGGAATGGCAGGACGAGATAGCCCTGCTGGGCGGGACGCGGCCGCCGGTCCAGCGTGAGGACGGCACCTGGACGCTCCCCGAAATCGTAGCCGGCATCCGGAAAAACGTGGGCGAGTACGTCTGGGGCGCGCTCTACCAGCAGGATCCGAAGCCGCGCGGCGCGTCGTTCTTCAACCTGGACGACCTGCTCGTCCCCTCGAGCCTGACGAACGTTTTCGGCGAGCCGCTCCGGATGCCGGTGGAGATGCCGACCAACTGCGAGACCGTGTTCGCCATCATCGATACGGCCATCAAGTCGGGCCAGCAGCACAACTCGACCGCGGTCGCGTGGTACTCCTACAATCCGCTGACCACCGAGACGCCGACGCTCATCCTGGATTGGGACATCATCCAGGTCGAGGGGGCCGACCAGGCCGATTGGCTGCCCAGCGTCCACGCGCGCGGCGAGGAGCTGGCGCGCGAGTGCGGCGCGCGGCGGGGCTATTCGGGCGCCATCATCGAGGACAAGGCCACCGGCACAGTGCTCATCCAACAGTCGCAGAACCTGGCGGCCAAGGAGGGGAAACGCCCGCTCGCGCACCCCATCGATTCGAAGCTGACGGCGATGGGCAAGGAGGAGCGCGCGATCGCCGCCGCGCCCTACGTCATCGCCGGCTTGGTCAAAATCACCGAGCCGGCCTACACGAAGACCTCGGTGCTCAAGGGGCGCGCGGCGAACCATCTCACGACGCAAATCACCGACTTCCGGCTGGGGTCGAAGCAGAAAGACGGGCTGGACCTGCTGGACGTCTTCTGCTACGGCGTGCTGATGACGTGCGGGACGAACGCCGGCGAGCGGAAAGGCATCTAGGCGCGGGGAAACAGGCGGGCTATGAACGCTCGCTGGATGGGGACCGACATCGACCACTACGCGGTGCTCTCGCGGCCCGGCGACGTCGGCATAGGCGCCGAGAACTACCACTTCAACCTGATGGTCTGCTGCCCGGTCTGCGAGGCGCTCCACGTCGTGACGATCGCGCCGGCGGCGAACCGCTGGAGGTTCGACCAGGCGGCGATGACGCTGGTGCCGAGCGTGCGCGTCACCCACTCGCTGGGCGTCTGCCATTGGAACCTGACCGACGGCGTCTTCATCGTCCACGCCGACTCGAACGCTCGAAAGGTCTCCGCTGATGAATAACGGCCCTCAGGACGACAGCCAGGCCTTCGCGAGCGCGGATAGCGGGATCGGGACGGCGCTGACCCAGTTGCTCATGGCCGCCGAGATTCAGCCGGGCTCGGGCCCGAGCTACCAGCTCTGCAAAACCATCTTCTCGTATCACCCGCTCGGAGCGGTGCTGACCGACGCGCCGGTGACGCGCGCGCAGGCCAAGCCGCGCGAAATCAGCATCCCGATGCTCGGCGAGGAGCGTCTGGTCGACCGATACGTCTCCACCTGGGATTCGCTCGGGCAGTTCGGCGGCACGGCGATTCTCCACAACCTCATGTCGACATCGCGCATCTACGGCATCGCGTCGCTGGCCGTCGGCGAGGTGGGCAAGGATACGTCCACGCCGCTCGACATGAACAAGATCGCGACGGCCGACCTGTTCTTCAATATCCTCGACCCGCTCAACACGGCCGGATCGCTGGTGCTCGACCTGGATCCGAACTCGCCCGGCTTCCTCAAGCCGCGCGGGCAGGTCAGCGTCCAGGGCAAGGTCTGGCATCCGTCGCGCCTGTTCGTGAAGATGCACGAGCAGCCGTTGTATATCGACTGGACGTCGTCGGCGTATGGCTTCGTCGGCCGCTCGGTCTACCAGCGCGTGCTCTACCCGCTGAAGTCCTACATCCAGGCGATGATCACGAACCAGATGGTCATCCAGAAGGCCGGGCTCGTGGTCTTCAAGGCGAAAGCGCCCGGGTCGTTCGTCGACAATATCATGCAGTCGTTCTGGGGCGTGAAGCGCGCGGCCGTGAAGGCCGGATCCACGGGTCAGGTGCTCTCCATCGGCATCGAGGAGAACATCGAGACGCTCAATATGCAGAACCTCGACAAAGCCTTCAACGAGGCCCGGACAAACGTCATCAAGGACATCGCTTCGGGTGCGGGGATGCCGGCGTCGATCATCGCGCAGGAGACGCTGACCGAAGGGTTCGGCGAGGGCACCGAGGACGCGAACAAGGAAATCGACTTCCTCGGCCAGTTGCGCCAGGACATGAATCCGGCCTACGCGTTCCTGGACGCCATCTGCCGGCGCAAGGCGTTCACGCCCGACTACTACGAGACGCTCCGCGGCGACTACAGCGAGTTCGGCGAGGGCGGGCACGAGCGGATGCTTCACGACGCGATCCGGAACTTCAAGGCGAGCTGGCCGAACCTCAAGAGCGAGCCGGATTCCGAGAAGGTCAAGACCGAGGACGTCCAACTGAAGGCGGTTATCGCGCTGCTCGAGACGCTTCTGCCGACGGCGCCGCCGGACGTGAAGGCGAAGCTCTTCATCTGGGCGGCCGAGAACGTCAACGATCGCGAGCATCTGTTCGCCGGCAACCTGGACCTGGACGAGCAAGAGATTCGCGACTACTTCGAGACCTCGGAGGCCGAGGCAAAGGAAGCGATGGAGGCCCCGGACCCGAAAGAGAGCCACGAGCCGCGCCCGTTCTCGGCGCTGGCGTAAGGAGCGCATCATGGCTGACGAGACCTGGACCTGCCGCGCGTGCGGCGCGACGTACACCACCGAGCCGTACTGCTGGCGGTGCAAGCGCCCGGGCAAACTGCCCACGGCCGATATGCGGCCGCCGCGCGACGCCGGGCCGAAGCCGACGCTCCCTCCGGTCGAGGTGGTGCCGACGGCGGCGACCGAGGTCGAGCACGCGCCGCCCGAACCTGAGGCCGCCGAGCCCGCACCGGAGCACGAGCAGGGCGAGTGACCCCCGAAATCCGGAACCCGGCGATCGCGCGCCGCCGCGCCCAGGCGGTCGAATCGGCGGTGGTCTCGCGCGTCCGGATGCAATCCGTCCCGTGTAGCAAGATGCTCGCCGGCACGCTCCGGTGCCCGCGCGTCGCCGTCTTCTACCTGCGGGTCCGGAACGTCGACTACGCGTACTGCTGGGGCTGCCTCACGATGGCGCTCGACGAGAAGCTCCTGGCACCCGAATCGGAGTACCTCGACGCCGAGGCGAAGGCGTTCGAGCACGCGGCGCGCGAGGCGCGCATCCTCGCGCACGCCGGCTGTTCTGGCTACTCGCGTTGCGATCGGGACGGGCTCTGCCATTCCGCCGTGGTGATGACCTGCTCGTCGACCACCCACCGGGGCAACCCGCACCGATGCGCGCGCCACGCCGTCGCCTGCGTGAAGAAGCACCCGGACAAGACCGCGATGGTCTCGCCATGATCCGGCCCAACTTCCGGACCCTGCTGCTCGAAGCGTTGCGGGAGTTCGGCGAGAAGGGCTACTCGAACCCGGCCGACCTCCACGATTGGCTTATCCGGCTCCACGCCGCGCTCGAGTACGAGTTGCCCACCGACGAGTTCACCCGCCGGCAGCTGACGAAGGTCCTGACGCAGGTCTTCTTCCGCGACCTCAAGGGCGGGCTGGTCAAGCGCGTCCCGGGCATCTCGAGATACACACTCGACCGGATCGCGCCGTCGCTGCGCGCCGAGCTGGACCGGCGCATCTTCGCCGGCGTCGACCTCATCCGGCTGAACCGGCGCAAGGTGACGCAGCAGACGCTCCAGCGGTTCTCGGGCTGGGTCACGTCGGTCCCCAAGGGCGGCCGGCCGAAGCCCGACATCCGCGAGGCCGCCTCGAATATCGGCAAGTCGGTGGCCCAGGTGAAGTACGAGGCGCGCCGCGTCGCGATCGACCAGGGGCACAAACTTTCCGCGGCCATCGCGCACGTCGCCGCCGGCGCGCAGGGCGCCATCGCGGCCATCTGGCACGACCGGGGCGAGCACGACCACTCCTACGACGCGCGGCCGGCGCACCTCAAGCGTTCGGGGACGATGTTCCTGGTGCGCGGATCCTGGGCGATGGCCGACGGCCTGGTCAAGAAGGGCGGGCTCTCGTACACGGACGAGATAGAGCAGCCGGCCGAGTTGCCCGGCTGCTCGTGCTTCTACGAGTACGTCTCGACGCCGCACGCGCTGCCCGACGAGCTGCTGACGGCCAAGGGCCGGGGGTTCGTGAAGGGCATCGTCGCGTAAAGCGAGCGCCCCGCCCCCTTGGAAGGGCGAGGCGCTCCGGTGCCTGGTCTCGCTCCGATTGTAGCCGATTCGGCTACGATTGTCCCCTATTTCTCCCGGTAAGGCGGATGGTCGGGCGTCGCCGGCATTTCAGGGATGCGGCGAAACGACCAGCGCCCCAGGTCGTTCTCGAACGTGCCGGTCTCGACCGTCGAACTGACGAGCCGCTCGGAGGGCGGGTTGGTAACGACCGTCCCGCGCGACCGAGCGCGCGATCGCGGCACGAGGCTCTTGCGGCCGTCGCTCAGGTTGTCGAACTCGTCCATCATCCGAATGACCCGCGAACGCAGTCCTTGGGCGCGTGCCGAAGGCGCTTCTTGGCGTAGGCGTAGACCTTGGCTTGGTCGACCTCCCGGGCCCTGGAACCACACTTGGCGTAGTTCGGGCACCCCCACAGGAGCGTGTGACCCTTGGGCGAGTAGGCGACTCGCATGGATTGGCCGCACCCGCAAGTCGGGCGTTCCTTGCCCCGCAGACGATGATTTAGCCAGGTGGCGAGTTCCTTGAGGTCTGACGGCAGAGAACGCTCGAACGATCCGCGGAGGACCGGAGCAGACATCATCGGCATTTTCTTCCTCGCTCGCGAAGGATTTAGGCTTGAAATCTTCGTAAAGGCCGCTGAAATCGGGCGACCTATAGCCTATCTATCCCTCCCTCCCCACCGTGGATGTGGGGCCGAGTATAAACCAGCGTTGGTGGCTGGCACCCATTTCGAGATTCTCGCTTCGGGATATTCGATTCGGAGGAACCGCCTGTGCGACAGGACAGCTATGCGATGGCGATGAAACTCTACTCTGGGTCAGGCAGACCGAGCGTTCGCGAGCGATGAAGCGAACCCTCTCGACGGCTCTCGGTGAAAACCGAGGGCCGTTGTCTATTCTGGCCGAGAATGAGATAATCGGCCCGGGCGGAGCAACGTCGTCAGGAAATGGGCGGCGCCATCCGGAGCCGTGCCCCACGTCGGCCCGCCGCTGCTCCACACGGCGGGCCTTCTGCATTTCCGAGGGGCCACGCCGCGCGCGACGAATGGGGACCGCGTGCCGACCGAAGAACGAGCCGACGCGACAACCGCCGACGTAGTGAGTGACGTCGCCTCGTTCGAGGCGCCCACGATCGACGCTTCAGACCACGATGTAGCCGTCGGCATCCGCGATGGCCGCTTCTCCAGCCCGCAGGCCTACGGCGCGTTCTGGTTCTTCGACCTGCGCATCACCGGCACGGGCATGGCCTTCCGCAGCGCGCTCGACGAGTGGGCGTTTCGGGATCCGGAGTTGTGGCTTTCGGACGAGTTCGTCCAACGTTGTAACGGCCTGGCCGTCATCTGGGACCATCCCGAAAAGTCCGGGCTGAACGCCGAGGAGTACCGGGAGCGGGCCATCGGCCAAATCGTCCTCCCCTACGTCAAGGGTGACGAGGTTTGGGGCGTCGCCAAGATTTTCGACGCCGACGCGGCTTTGGCGATGCAAAGCACGCACCGCTCGACTTCGCCGGGCGTCACGCCGCCGAAAGGTGCCGAGCCCGTCGCGCTTGAAAGCGGCGCTAAAGTTTTGGATGAGGGGCTGCCGCTGATTCTCGACCATCTCGCCATTTGCGAGGCAGGTGTTTGGGATAAGGACGGACCTCCCGAAGGCGTAAGACTCGATTCTCTGATCGGAAAGGGAGAAGTCGTGACCGAAGAAGAGCGGAAGGCCCTCGAACAAGAGCGCGACGACGCGAAGAAGCGCGCGGACGCAGCGGAGGCGGAACTGAAAGAGCGCGACGATCGCGCCAAGAAGGACGCCGACGAAAAGGCGCGCCTCGACGCGGAGCGCAAAGGCGCCGAGGAAGAGGCCGAAAAGAAAAAGGCCGACGCCAAGCGCGACTCTCGCAAGGATCGCCACGCGAAGCACGATGCCAAGGACGACATCATGGACTGCGCACGCTGCGACGCCGAGGAGAAAGAAGCCGCGGCCGAGCCCGAGAAAAAAGACGCGGCCAAGGTCGAGGAAATCGACGCCAACCGCGAGACCGAAATCAAGGACTCGAAGGCGCGCATCCAGCAGCTCGAAACCGCGCTGGCCGAAATCAAGGCCGGCCAGGCTCCGCTGACGATCGACGACGCGAACGCGGTTGCGGCTGCGTTCCACCGCGCCGACTCGGTCTACCAGATGCTCGGCGAGCGCACTCCGATGGTGCTCCCCGGCGAGAAGCCGACGGCGTACCGCCGGCGCCTCGCGGACGGTCTGCGTAAGCACACCAAGACGCACAAGACCGAGACTATCCACGACTCGCTGACGGGCCGCGCGTTCGACCTGGTCGAGTCGGAAATCTACGCCGAGGCCGAGGCCGAAGCGAAGAATCCGACGCGGAACGACAGCGTCGGGATGCTCATCGAGACCAAGAGCACCGGCCTCGGCGGCAAGCAGGTGAGCAAGTTCACCGGCGACCCCACCGTCGCGTGGGCACCGTTCGCGACGCCGCGAACGCTCATCACCAAGTTCAACAACGCCGCCGGCCGCTAGGAAGGGCTGAAAAATGGGGAACGTCTCTTTCAACCCGATGACGACCACCGGAATCCCGGATGGGTTCGTCCTCTCGACCGACGGCTACGTCCAGGGCACGTTCCTGGATGACCCGGCGAACCGCTACAACCTCGAAGGCGGGTACGTCGCGGACGCTCAGTCGCAACCGCTCTGGGGCGGCCTCGCCGCCACGCTGGCCGTGCCGGCGGTCGGCGTCAACGCCCAGGGCCCCGCGCTCTCGGCCGCGGGCAGCCTCTCGGCCATCAACGCCTGGACGCTGTTCAATCAGGCCTCGGCCGGCATCATCACGCCGACCTCCAACGTCCCGCTCTACGCGTCCGGGATGTCGATCAACTTCGCGCGGCCGGGTTCGAACCTGCGAATCTGCCTGGCCGTGCTCAACACGACCGTCCTGAACGCGCTCGTCGGCGCCGAGCCGAACGTCGCGCTCTACTGGGATCCGGTCAACCTCTGCCTGACGAACTCGAGCAGCGGCACCTACGGCCCGCTCCCGGTGCAACTCGAGGCCCTCAGCATCACCAGCAAGACGGTCTCGTACAGCTCGCCGAACGCGACCTGGAACCCGACCGGCGCCGCCGCAATCGTGCGGATCTAGGGAGTAGAACGTGGCAAGCATCTTCAACGCCCGCACGCTCGTCAGCCCGCACTTCATCGAGCCCGAGAACATCGTTACGATGGCTCAGGCCTCGGGGTTCATGCAGGACCTCGGTGGAAGCGCGCTGCGCGTCGTGCTCGACCAGATCACGAAGTTCGTCTACCAGAATCGCATCGATCTCCGCACGTCGATCGCGACTCAGCAGGCGTCGGCCAACGCGCTCCCGAGCGCGACCATCACCGGCGACTTCGTCCAGACCGCGGCGTACCTGTTCCGCACCCGGAACGAATACAGCGAGCTGGACGTGGCCGAGGCGGCCGAGTGGAACGTGCCGTTGCCCGAGGCCTACCGCCTCGCGGCGCGCCAGGGCATCTTCCTGGGCCTGCGCAACGCCAACCTGTACGGCGTGAACGCGGGGAACAACGAAGGCCTCCTCAACACGCCGAACTCGACGGCCGTCACGCTTCCGCCGGATTCGTTCGGCAACGCGACCGTCCGGACGTATGACAACGGCCAGATGGCGATCTGGCTGCTCTCGCAAATCCAGGCGCTGCTCCAGCGTATGTATATGCTGGGCGCCGCGACCCGGGTCGTCATCGTCGGACCCCAGCGCGTCATCGGTCAGCTGCAGATGCAGAACATCGTCCAGACGACCTCGTACCAGCGCCCCGGCGCCGGCACGGCGACGACCGCCCAGGTGGTCGAGAAAATCGCGGCCGAGTTCGGTATCGAGGTCGAATGGGCGTACGACGACACGCTCATCGGCCAGGGCTCGGGTTCGACCGACGCGCTGCTGATGGTCGTTCCGGAAGCGGTCGTGCCGAAGATGCCGGGCGTCAACACGAACGTCTTCGGTACGCTCCAGCCGACCACGGCGCACATGACGGCGCAGTACGCCGACATGGCCGCTCCGATGGAAATCACGACGCCGATCCCCGAGGGCGTCGACGTGGTCTCCATGCTGCGCGCCACGTCCGGCTGGGCCCCGCGCGGCCAGGCCGTCGTCGTGATGAGCCTGCCCTACTAGGACAGGCTTCCTCGCTGACCGAAAGGACCTGGCACGCAAAGCCGGGTCCTTTTTCTATCCCGGCGCACCAACTTCTAGGAGCTAGTCGCACATGAACGTCTTCGTCGCAAATGGCACGTATCAGCACATGGACTTCAACTACCGCCTTCCCGAGATGCCCTCGTTCCGGCGCCTCGAAATCAAGGCCGGCCGTCAGGAGAAGTTCCCCGAGGACCTGAACGACCTCGAGGTCGAGTCGCTCATCAAGCAGCTCGAGCGGTTCGGCGCGGTCCAGGTCTCCGACGTCAAGAGCATCACGATCCCGCGCTCGCTGGTCTACTCGGTCGATCGCAAAATCTCGTCCGACAAAATCAACGAGGCGCGCGAGAAGGACGTCGACGCGCGCCAGGAGGTCGCCGCCGAGATGCTGACCAACGCCGGCCTCGCGCAGTTCCCGCAGGACGAGCAGCTCGCCGCGGTCACGAAGTCGACCTCGCTTGAGGTCGTCCAGCTTGACAACCAGGGCAAGGACGCGAAGAACGGCGTCGACGCCGAGGTCGTCGTGAGCAAGACCGCCGGCAAGCGCGAGACCACCACCCGGCGCCGGCGCTAGGCCATGCCGTTCGTTACCCCGGCCACCCCGAGCCTCGTGGACTTCAAGACCTTTCTGGCCGAATCGGTCCAGATTCCGGTCGAAGCGTTGCCCGTGGATTCGCCGTGGCCGGGGTACGCGTTCGACCAGGCGATGATACTGACGCCGGCGGCCGGGGTCGGCGTGCTCTACTCGCTGGCGGTCTACAACGGAGCCACCGCGATCCTGTTTATGATTACCCCAGACCAGAACGGCCAGACGTACTTCGCTGACGCTCGTGGAAATGGGCCGACAGGATTCGGCCTCATCGTTCCGTCAACTGGGCTGATCGCCGCCTCATCCGACCAGGGCACGAGTGCGACCCTCGTCCCCCCCAGGTGGGCAGATGGGCTGACCGTTGGGCAACTGGAGTTCTATAAAACCCCCTGGGGACGCGCATACCTCTCGTATTTGCAATCTTACGGCGAAACAATCGTGGGGCTGACGTGAGCATCCATTCCGCCGAAACGTTCAGCCGGTTCATGGAGAAGGTCGAGACGTCTCCTGACGGGTGCTGGGAGTGGCGCGCATCGCGGCACGCGTCTGGGTACGGTCAGTTCGGCATTGGCGGCCGGGCTGGCCGCCCCCATCTGGCGCACCGGGTTTCGTATGAGATTGCGAAGGGGCTAATCCCTGCGGGCCTGCAGATTGACCACCTCTGCCGAAATCGCGGCTGCGTGAACCCGGCGCATCTGGAGGCCGTCACGCAACGCGTGAATTCTTTGCGCGGGGTAACCATTTCGGCCGAAAACTTCCAGAAGACGAAGTGTAAGCACGGCCACGCTTTCGATGCGATCAACACCTACGTCCGTCCGAGCGGGCACCGTTCGTGCCGTCATTGTCATCGCCTAGAGCAGCGTCGCAGGTCGCGGAAAACCTGATGGCGACCCTCATCCTTGGGGTCGTCGACGTCGCGTATACCCAGACCGAACCGAACGGGAGCACGAAGCGCGCGACCACGGGCGAAGTCGCCGAGGTGCTCGAGAAGACCTATTCGGTGATGCAGACCTTCTTCGATCGCCGCCAGAAGAAAATCGCCGATCTCCTGGCCGATAGCCTGGCGCACGCCATCGAGGCGCGCGTCGCCGGCCATCGCGGCGGCTCGAGCCCGACGTTCGAGGCCGAGCAGCGCATCGAGGCCGAGTTCCGCGCGTTCCTGGACTCCAACGAGATGAACATCATCTCGAAGTTGACGACCGGCGCGCCCATCTCGAAGTCGGCCGACCGCGGCATCAGCCACCGCAAGAAGCATCCCTACGCCGGCAAGAACCCGAGCCGTCCCGCGTTCGTGGATACCGGGCTCTATCGCATCTCCTTCCGCGCCGTGGTGTCGCTCTAATGCCCACGGCTCGCGAGTCGCTGGGGAACCAGAAGGCGATCCAGGCGACGCTCGACGCCGGCATCGAGCAGATTTCCCAGGACGAGGAAGTCGTCTTCACGCGCTACACGAAGTTCGTGCTCTGGCCCGACTCGTCGGTCTTCTGGATAGCGACGACAGCGACGCTGACGGTGAAGGGCTCGTTGCACTACGCGACCGACCGGAACCAGTCCGAGGACGAGACGCTCGCGGCGAACCAGGTCATCCTGACCGCCGAGCAAGAGGTGACGGCCTTCAACGAGACCGCCCCGGATTCGATGTGGATTGGGACCTGGCCGGTCGACGGCGGCACGCTCCAGGTGGTCTTCGGCCAGCGCGGCGGCTTCTACGACCAGGCCCAGATTTGGCACTACTCCGGGTTCGCGGTCTATCCGGCGATGAGCACGCAAATCGTCGCGAGCGCGGCCGACGTTCCCGAGGGCCCTATCGTCTCGAACAGCCTGCCCATCTGGCTGGCCCAGAACGCGATGGCTCCGGTCTATCCGTCGTTCCTGGTGCCCGACAATATCCGGCCGCCCTACATCGTCGCGCACGTCGAGCGCACCGAGACGCTGGGGGCCTTCCCGGTGCTCGGGCCGTGGCCGGGGACCATCATCCCGGATTCGGGCGCGGCGCCGCTCCACGCCCTTGCGTCCTCGCAGTTGATGCGCGACGAGGTCCAGCTGACGCTCTACGGATTCACGAACCAGATGGCGGTCCAGTTCTTCTCGTCCCTGGTCGAGACGTCGGTGGTCGACGAGTCCTTCGGGTTCGCGAACTCGCCGGCGATTCAGGATGCGAAGCGCACGCAGCGCGAAATCGCCTCGCTGGCCCAGAAAAAGACCATCGGCATCTCGGCGAACTACTACCAGGGCGCCGCCGACGCGGCCGCGCGCCGGCTCATCCTCTCGGCGCTGCTCGGGGGCATCACCATCCTGGGCGGAACCTCTCGCTTCGGGCAGGCCGCGGCCGTTCAGGCCCCGCAGATTGCGAACGCGACCGGCACGGTGCCCGGATAACCCACCCGCTTTCTTGAAGGGAACATCGTGAGCCAAACTGCCAACCTGAGCGACGCAGCCGCCAACGCCGAGGCGAACGCCCTGGCCGCGCTGATGAACGCGGGCTCGATGAAGGTCTATTCCGGCCCGCAACCGCTGACCGCCAACACGGCGATCGGCGGCGGGAACACGCTGCTCGCGACGTTCACGTTCGGGAATCCCGCGTGGGGCTCGGCGGTCGCCGGCGTCATCACGGCCAACGCGATCGCGCCAGCAACGGCGGTCGCCACCGGCACGGCGACGTTCGCTCGTATCCTCGAGAGCGACGGGACGACCGTCGTGATGGACATCACCGTTGGCACGAGCGGCGCGGGGCTGAACCTGAACGCCACGACGATCATCAACGGCATCGTCATCCCCATCAGCAGCTTCACCTATACCGTCTCGGAGGAGTAGACCATGGCCGACCAGACCAACGTCCAAATCTGGGACGCGAACGGCGTAAAGCAGAACATCGGCTGCGTGCCGGTCGCGTCGTGGAACGGCGTGGCCTCGAATCTGCAAGCGATGGTCGTGGTCCCCTGGACCTATACGCTCGTCACCGCCTCCGGGGACACGGTCATCAAGGCGTCTCCGGGCACCATCGCCGCGATCATCAATCTCGACCAGACAGCTGCGCAGGCCGCGACCATCTCGGCCTACGACAACGCCTCGGCCGGCACGGGGACATCGGTCGCAAATGTCCAGAATCTCGCCGATAAAGTCACGTGGCCGCCGGGCGGGATCGCGATGACCAACGGCATCACCATCAACTGCTCGGTCGCGCCGACCGGGGAAGGGGTCCTCATCCTATGGTCCTGAAAAAAACCGCCTTCGTGGCGCTTCTGCTCGCCGCGTTCCTGTTCGCGGCGTTCACCCCCGCGCAGGCGCAGTTCGCGGCCGGCGCCGTCATCGGCCCGTCGACGTTCGCGTTCACGGCCGGAAGCCAAAGCCATGTCTGGTCCTGCAACAGCGGCCAGAGCACGTTCCAACTGAACGTCCCGGCCGGCGCGACCGCGACCTTTACGGTCACGGTCGGCCAAACCTCGACCGGGACCTTCGTGAACCCGCCCTGGGCCTACGCGCCCGGCGTCGCGACGTACACGAACACGATCACCAACTCGGGCTCGTTGACGGTCAACCTCGGATCGAACCTCTACGTCAAGGTCGCCGACACCTCGTACTCCTCGGGCAGCGCCACGGTCAGCGGCGTCTGCAGTAGCGCGGTGGCCTACGTGCTCCCGCAACCGCAGGCGACGCCGTCGCCGACGGCCGGCTCGAACATGGTCATCACCGGATCCTTCCCGTACTCGTTCGCGGTTGCTGGCGCACCGACGTTCTCGGGTACGGTCTCGGCTGCTTCGTTCACCGGGAGCGGTGCTGGACTGACGTCCGGCACCGTCCCGAACGCCGCGCTCGTCACCCTCCCGGTCACGAGCGTCGCGTGCTCGTCGAACATCGTCTGCTCGACCAGCACCGGCCCGACGCCGACCATCACGCTCTCCAACACGCCCGGCGTGACCACGCTGACGGCCGCGGGCACCATCAAGTCGCAACCGGCCGCGAACACGAACGCGACGTTTCAGGGGACCGCAACGGGAAGCGGAATCGCCATCATGTCGCTCGATACGCTCGGCGCTTCGGCTATCAACCTTAACAACGATAATACCGGAATCCCGACGCTGACCAGCGTGGGCGTTATCTCGGGAAAGACGCCATCCGGCAATTGCGGCGGAGCGACGATCGGCATCATCAACTTCATCACGGTTGGGAATACGTCACACCCCGGCGGCGGCATCACGTTCCATACCTCGGACGATAGCGGGTCGTGCGTGGATGATGAGCCGATGGTGCTGACACACGACCACCATATTTACGAGCCGTGGGATACGAAATATTTCCAGTTCAACTCGCCCAATACGTGCGCTGCGCTCGTCCCCTGTATGACGATGACCTGGACCTTCGGGCACGCTTTCCACAACACGGCCGGCGGTCTCAACCAGCCCGTCTGCCCTGGCGGTATGATGAGGGACGACAATAACGCGACCGTCGCCTGGAACGTCTCTATCGCGACCGCGGCGGGCTCGATTTCCGGAACGTCCGTGACGTATCAGTTCACGCCGTTGACCGCCATCTCAACCGCGACGACGGTCGAGTTCTGGCCGGAATGTCACCCCTCCAGCTACTAGCCTTCTAGGCTCTCCGCAGGGGTCTTAGGACCAACCTGCCGAACCCAGGGGGCAACATGACCCCCGAATCCTTTTTGAGGGAGTAGACGATGCCGCAGAACTTTGGGCCGAGCACGGGCAGCGGTCAATACTACGCGACCGCCATCCAGGGAAATCTCTACCACGGCGGCAATCAGGCCGTCGTCGCGACGGCTCTCGCGGCCGGCCTCGTCACCGCCCACACGGGCGGCCTGGTCCTCGCGAACCCGATCGCGAGCACGGTGAACCTCGTCATCCAGCGCGCGCAAGCCTCGTTCGTGGTCGCGCAGACGAACGCCGCGGCGATCGGCCTGGGCATCGGCGTCTCGGCCACCCCGCTCGCCGGCACGCTGACGGCGGTCCCGTCGGTCAACGCGAACCCGGGCTCGGCGTCGACCGCGGCCGGCAAGCTCTACTCCTCGGCGGCCATCACGTTGCCCGTCGCGCCGTACCTGGCGAAAATCCTCGGCACCGTCAACACGGGCGCCGAGACCACCGAAGTCGACAGCACCCCGATCGGCCTGGACCTGCAGGGCGCCATCGTCCTGCCCCCGGGCGGTTTCGCCTGCTTCACCTCGTCAGCGGCCGGAACGGCGTCGTCGTTCTTCGGGTCGTTCACGTGGCTCGAAGTGCCGGCCGTCTAAAAAACCAGCCGTCTTGAGAAGGGGCTAGAACCCATGGCAACCAGCACGATCGTCTCCGTCAACGCGACCGTCACCGCCGCGCCGGCGCCCTCTCAGCTCCAGCAGAGCGGGGCGCTCGTTTCGGAAGGCGGCACGACGTTGTCCTCGGGCACCTATCAGTATTGCGCGACACTCGCGCAGCTGACGGCCCTTCTCAGCACGGCGGGGAACTACGTCGAACTCGGCCACATGGCCTCGACGTACTTCGCGCAGGGGAACGCGGTCGGCGTCTACGTGCTAGAGCTGGGCACGCAATCCACGGCGCCGCTCGGCATCACCGCCTTGCAGACCTGGATCACCGCGAATCCCCAGGTCTTCTACGCGTACCTGACGCCGGCCAACTGGGACGGCTCGGCCGCCGCGTTCAACACCATGGCGGCGCTGTTCTCGAGCCCGACGAGCAAAACGTACTTCTTCGCGACGACGTCGAGCGGCACGATTTCCGCCTACGCGCCGACGACGAAGGCGAT